CAGAAGTTCGTCCTTGGTTCAAGGATAAGAGCTTAGAAGACATGGGTCGTAAGTACTGGAAAAAGAAGAGCTATCTGTTCCAAGGGTTTGTTGTTGACAGCAAACTACAAGAAGATAAAGCTCCGGAAAATCCAATCCGTAGATTCATTATCGGATCTCAAATTTTTAACATCGTTAAGAATGCACTTATGGATGCAGAGATTGAAGAACTACCAACTGACTATGTTCGCGGTCTTGATTTCAAAATTGCAAAAACAACCAAAGGTGGGTATGCTGATTACTCTACTTCTACTTGGGCTCGTCGTGAACGTGCTCTTGGCGAAGCAGAAGCAGCAGCAATTGAGCAACACGGTCTATATGACCTAAAGAGCTTCTTGCCTAAGAAGCCAACTGAAGTTGAACTCAAAGTTATTAAAGAAATGTTTGAAGCATCTGTTGATGGTGAAGCATTTGATATGGAACGTTGGGGTCAATATTTCAAGCCGTCCGGATATACTGGCACAGGTGGTGGTAGTTCATCTAACACAACTTCTGCACCGGCAACACCGGCCCGTACAGCAGCACCGGCACCAGCAGCTACTGCTGAAGAAGCTGCACCTTGGGATGAAGACGTCGGCGCAGCAGAAAAATCTTTCAAACCTGCAACAGAAGCAAAACCTGACAGTGCAGGCGGTGCAGCATCTAGCCGTGCAGCAGATATCATCGCAATGATTCGTAACCGTCAGAAAGACTAAGGAGTAATAGATTATGGGAAAGGCCTTCGATATTTCGAAGTTCCGCAAATCTATCACTAAAAGTATTGATGGTTTGGGAATTGGTTTTAATGATCCGACAGATTGGATCTCAACTGGTAATTACGCCTTAAACTATCTTATCTCCGGGGACTTCAATAAAGGGGTTCCCCTTGGTAAGGTAACTGTGTTTGCAGGTGAGTCTGGTGCAGGTAAATCGTATATTTGCTCCGGAAACATTATTAAGAACGCACAGGAACAGGGCATTTACGTTATCCTCGTTGACAGTGAAAACGCATTGGACGAAGCATGGCTACATGCTTTGGGCGTAGACACTAGCGAAGATAAACTTCTAAAACTCAACATGGCCATGATCGACGATGTAGCAAAAACTATTTCCGAGTTCATGAAAGAGTATAAAGTGATGCCACAAGAAGAGCGTCCGAAAGTTCTTTTTGTAATCGACTCGTTAGGTATGTTGTTAACTCCGACTGATTTGAATCAGTTCGAAGCAGGTGACTTGAAAGGTGATATGGGCCGTAAGCCTAAAGCACTTACCGCACTTGTTCGCAACTGCGTAAACATGTTCGGTAGCTATAACGTAGGTATGGTTTGTACAAATCACACATACGCTAGTCAGGATATGTTTGATCCGGATGATAAGATCTCGGGTGGCCAAGGTTTTATCTATGCAAGTTCAATTGTCGTTGCGATGCGGAAACTTAAACTTAAAGTTGATGCAGATGGTAATAAGACATCGGAAGTGCACGGAATTCGATCTGCGTGTAAGATCATGAAAACACGTTACGCAAAGCCGTTTGAGTCAGTACAAGTTGAAATTCCATATTCGACTGGTATGAGTCCTCATAGTGGTTTAGTCGATCTCTTTGAAGCCAAAGGCATGTTGAAGAAAGAAGGCAACAGTCTCGTTTACACTACTATTGATGGGGAAATTATTAAACAGTTCCGCAAAGCATGGGAAAGAAACGAAAAAGACGGTCTCACTACAATAATGGCAGAAATTGACAAACGCCCTAGTACAGATGTCGTACCGGAAGTTGAAGAATCTGAGGAAGTATAAAAATGGAAGAACAACTGATATTTGAAATTTGGGATACATTTAGGGATAGTATTCCTGAAAAAGGCAGAGAGACTGCGGCAGCACAATTTGTTGACTTTTTGGTTAATAGAGATGTTGACGTAGAAACTTTAGAAAGTATCCTCGGGTACGATCCTCATCTTGATTCCGCTGTTGAACTTGTTCTTGCAGAGTTCAGAGATGACGACGTGGACATGATTGACGAAGATTATATCGACGACGAGGACTACTGATGTCTTGGTATTCTAAAGTTAGTAAGGATATCACTCACTTACCAGACTGCATAGAATACTTTTATAAAGAACTAGATATGGCAAGGGCCGAAGTCAAAATCTACGGAAAAGTAGAAAAGGCTTCGGCCAATCTACCTGGAATTGTTGAACAAAGGTTTAATCAGTTACAGGAAATTGAAGCTGTTCTCGAATACCTAAATATCGAATTACGGCGAACCCGTAGTAAGGCATTTAAGAAATATCTGGAAAATTATCAAAGAGCATTGAGCAGTCGAGATGTTGAAAAATACGTAGACGGTGAAGCTGATGTTGTTGATATGGAAAAAATAATCAACGAGTTTGCAATGTTGAGAAATCAATGGCTTGGGATAATCAAAGCACTTGATATAAAACAGTGGCAACTTAGCAACATTATTAAACTTCGAGCTGCTGGTTTAGACGATATTACCCTATAATTAAAAAAGGACTTGTGTCCTTTTTTAATTTGTTGTATAATATACTATGAATATCGAAGATTTAATCATAAAACTCTTTTTATCGTGCAAATTGAGCACATTTGACGATAAAGTCGCTTCAAATTTTTACGATCAACTTTGTCGAAACATTGGGTTTACTGAAAAGCAACGTAAGTTGGCGTTAACTATCCTTGATAGATATAAAACTCAATTATCAGTAGCAGCTGGAAGAGATGTGTCCCAATATCTAAGTAATCCAGTTTACAAATTTCCAGTAAGACAATTGAATACTATGAAACGCATGTCGATTATTCCTAGTGAAACTTACGGAAAAGTTCTTAAGGTTGAATTTCCTTACAACGAAGAAATTGTTAAAAAGATTAACGATAAAAAACGAGATTTTGTTCATGCAGAATGGAACGCTGACCAAAAATCTTGGTTGTTTGCGCTAAATGAAAGAGTCTTGCCGCTAGTAACTGACCTAGTAGTCGATTACGGCTTTACTCCAGATGAAGAACTGGGCAATTATATTGAAGAGTTTGTTACTATTCGTGAAAATTTGGAAAAATATGTCCCTATGGTCAGTTATGATGGAGAAATTCCAAAATTCTTAAATGCAAGTAAACATATTCCACAGCCAACATCATCTGATGTAGTTGAAACACTGTTTACTGCTAGAAAATCCGGGATCTTGACTTGGGATGAAAAAGTATCTTCTAAATTAGAATGTCAAAAAGTGAGTAAGGTTGTTTTAGACTTTCTAAATGAGAGCCCTAGTGCAACTTTTACAATAAATCTGGAAGAAAACTCATTTTCTGATGTTGTTGATCTTGTTAAATTTATTGGACCGACCGTATTTGTAATACCTGGAGGCTCTGAATTTGAAAAAACAACAAACACAGTTCAACACTTACTCGAGAGTGGTGTTAAGTCGGAAGAAATTAGCGTACTCTTTAGGCTACCTAAAGAAACTGGTGCAAAATTTAACGAATTTGTCAAAGAACAGCAGCTCAATAACCCAGTTTCTGAAAAAACTAGGGCAGTTTTTATCAGCGGAAAAGTTCCAAAGCCGATGATAACATCGGGTGTTAGGTTCGAATCAGTTGTAAACTTCAGCATTTATAGTGTACACTATACTTTACGAGATTTTATAAAAAATCACCATAATGTAATACATGTTATGGACAAAAATACACAAAGGAATTTTAATTTTGCCAGCTTGTAAAATTATAATAAAAGACGAAGTCAATGTTAAAATTGAAAATTTAGATCTTGATACTCGAAAAGCATTAGTTCGCAAATTTAAGTACGAAGATCCCTCTGCAAGGTACAGACCTGCTTATAAATTAGGTAGATGGGACGGCACTGTTAGCTTTTTTGGGCTCGGTGGAACCACTTATCTTTCAATGTTGCCACAAGTTTTAGAGTATCTAGAGAGTAAAAACTATCATATTGAATTAGAAGACCTAAGAAACCCAACAAATTTACAATTTGAGGAAATTTCTGAGGATTTCTGGGGAGAAAAGTGTTGGCCTGCCGGACATAGATTCGAAGGTCAGCCAATTCGTCTCCGAGAGGACCAAGTTGAGGTCATTAATAAGTTTTTAGAAAACCCGCAGTGCATTCAAGAAATTGCAACTGGGTTTGGTAAAACCATTACTACTGCAACTTTGGCAAAAATTTGTGAAAAATATGGTAGAACAGTGACAATTGTTCCGAACAAAAGTCTCGTTGAACAGACTGAAGAAGACTTTATCAACGTCGGATTAGACGTTGGTGTTTACTACGGCGACAGAAAAGATTTAGACAAGACGCATACCATCTGTACTTGGCAAAGTTTGAATATCTTAGATAAAAAATCCAAAGAAATTAGTGATGAAGAGCTATTAACACTTGCAGAATTGTTAGATGGTGTTAACACTGTCATGGTAGATGAAGTGCATATGGCTAAAGCCGATGTATTGAAAACATTATTAACTAGAAATTTAGCAAATGCACCAATTCGTTGGGGACTCACTGGAACTGTTCCCAAGGCCGACCACGAATTTCAAAGCATTCGAGCAAGTTTAGGCGAAGTAGTTCATAGAGTGAACGCACATGAATTACAGGAAGCAGGTGTCTTAAGCAAGTGTCATGTGAATATTATTCAAACAGCCGAATGGAAAGAATTTGGCGGTTATGCAGAAGAGCTAAAATTCCTAGTTACTAACAAAGAACGCATCGAGTTTTTAGGAACTTTGATAAAAGGCATAGCTGAAACTGGAAACACCTTAGTACTAGTTGATAGAATTGAGTGCGGAACTATGTTGCAAGCACATTTGAGCAATTTACTATCTCTTCTTAAAGAAGATCCAGACGTACCGTTCATTTCAGGTGCAGTAAAAACTAAAGACAGGAAGAGTGAGTACGATGAAATTCGCACAGCGAACAACAAAATTATTATTGCAACATACGGTGTTGCGGCAGTTGGAATCAACATTCCTAGAATTTTTAACTTAGTGTTAGTGGAGCCTGGCAAGTCATTTGTCAGAGTTATCCAATCTATTGGTCGTGGCATTCGGAAAGCTGACGACAAGGACTTTGTCCAAATTTGGGACTTTACGGCTAGTACAAAATATGCTAAACGACATTTAACAGAGCGAAAAAAGTTCTATAAAGAAGCAAAGTATCCGTTTACAATTGAAAAAGTGAAATATCAATAATTAGATAGCTCGTCTAGAATTCCAATATTCTTTACGAGCTTCTGACATTTTTCTTTTAGTTTCTTCAGACATTACTCTCCCTTTTAGTTTCTCTGAAACGGTACGTTTTTGTTCTGCCGTCTTCGCGGGCATTAGTTTCCCTAGCTGCCCGGCTGATATCTTTTTCTTAGTTTCTTCAGAGTGTTTATATCCTTTTCTGGATTCTAATATTTTATTAATAGTAGATTGTGCAACTACTTTTCCAGTATGCGCCTTAGAAAGTTTTTGTTTCTGCTCTTCAGACATTGGTTTACCTTTGTTTGGTCCGGCGTGTTTTTTTCGAGATTCTGACATCTTCTTACGAGTTTCTTCTGATACTACTTTACCTTTGTGCTTGATGGACATTTGTTTAGAGAAATTTATTTTTGCAAGCTCATAAAATTTTCCTTTAGACATGTGGCGCATTTGGCTATCATTTTTGACTCTTAATATTAGCCAAGCTGCGTACCACATTTTATTAATATGTTCAGGTTCCGCTAACATTTTTGTAAGTAGTATATGCGCTAATCGATGCTCTTTTGCAGTTAACGATACAATATTACTTTTAGAGTTCGATCCGCCTAAACTTTTAGGAATAATATGGTGATCTTCGGTGTAGATTTCTTTTGGCAAAATTCTTGACTTTGCTCTATCAATAATATTATAATAACATTTAGTGTACTTGTTGTTTAGAAACATAATTACTTTTCCTTAGACAACAATATTTATGGGAGAATTAAAATTCAGATACTTACTTTAGATAATAAAACATTTTTCTTAAACGAGCTTCCTGACGAAGTCGATGATGATTTGAGATTTTCAGTGTTGGATAACAGTGATAATCAAAATCCAGATTATTTCTTTATACCACTGATATTTTTAGAAAGTTTCACTGGTCCGGCAGCAGTATTAAAGATCGGATCTCACAAGTTAACTATGCCATTGGATTGGTGTACTATTGTTGGAGATCCAGAAGGCCCTGATATGGAAGTGCTGCCTCTAACAAGTTTGAACGATAGAGGGTTTAAGACATTTTGTTTTAACCCCCTTAGCAGTTTTAGACCTGAGTTTTTAGATATAGACATTATAGATGTTTATCAGGATGTGAAGTGGTACTTCCCCAAAATGAAACCTGGGCAACTACTAACTACTCCGTTAACTGAAGGCGATAATCCGATCTGTGCATACTTCGTGAAAGAAGTAAGTCGTCAGAGCGAAATTGTTGATTATACAAAATGTTGGTAAAATAAATGGCAACAGCAAAACTTGATATTAAACGTGAACTCAGGGCAGTAGACACTCGAGATTATGGTTTTTACGATAATCTCACTGACGAAGAGAAAAAAGCATTTAGTCCCTATGTACTAATGCGATATACCTCAAATGTTCAGGGAGATGAGTCTCTACAAGAGTGGTTCTTAGAAGTGACTAATGAATATGTCAATAAGCATCACTGGACATTGAGTAAGAACCACAAGCCCCTATTATGGAAATTGTACGCAGGCACCGGTGTTGGACAATCAATGTACCATCCGTACCTAGCAGCAGGTAAAAGAGGCAAGGCAAATAAAATAGAAAAGTTACTTGCAGAAATTTACCCATCTTGGAAAATGGATGATATCAAAGTGTTAGCTAGCATGATGAATAAAAAGGATATCGAAGAACTTTTTGATAAAGTTGGTTTGGATAAGAAACAGCGCAAGGAGTACGAATGAGTAATCTTACTGATATGCGCGGCAATACATTCCATCACGGATGCAAAGTGGTTAGAGCAGTAGGTGACGGGCATCTTTCAATTTGCACAGTGACTAGAATCGAAAATGGTTCTATATATTTGGACAACAGTAAAATTGCCATTCGTTATCCAAAAAGATTATTGATTATTGACCCTGATCCGTTGTATAATATGCTAAAACAACACGAAAAAAGCAAAGAATGATAGCATTAGCAGAACAGCCGTTTGTGTGTGCTCATTGTGGAAAGAAGTTCATGCATGAACGCACACTCTATGCTCACATGTGTGAGAAGAAGCGCCGCGTTATGCAAAAAGATGAAAAGCGTGTGCAAGCAGGATATATGGCCTATGTGAGATTTTATCAACTCACTCAGAATGATAAGAAAGGTAAGACTTACGAACACTTTTGCAATAGTGCATATTATAATGCATTTGTAAAGTTTGGTAGCTTTATCAATAACGTCAATCCAATATATCCTCAGAAGTTTGTTGACTATGTGATTAAAAGTGGCGTAAAACTAGACCATTGGTGTAGAGATGAACTTTACGAGCAGTATCTTTATGAAATGCTAAAAGTCGAACCAGTTGATTCGGCAGTTCAACGTTCTCTCCAAACTATGATGGAGTGGGCAGATGAACATAGTGCAAATTTTGCACATTACTTCGACTATGTGAGTTCGAATAAAGCAGTCCATGATATGTTAAATGGTAGAATTAGTCCCTGGCTCATACTCAATTGCACATCGGGCAAAACTATGATTAGCAAGATGAGCGACGAGCAGCTTGCAATGATCTCTCCTGTTTTTGATGTTAAATTTTGGTTAAAGAAATTCAAAGAAAATCCTGCTGATATTTTGATGATTCAAGAAATTTGTAAAGAGACTGGAATAAAATGAGCGAACCAGACTACATAAAAAGTATGCGAGAATACTCGGAAGAATTATGTAAAGATCCAGTAAGGCTTAAAGCATTCTTGCGTAGTGTCATGGGCCCACCGAAGCGCACTCTTGAGGGTGAAGAAAAAGAAAGTGTTTGGTTAATGATACGTTTATCTGATAATCTTATTTCGACATCAAATAATCAACACACAATTACTGAAGTTTATCACGTAAACCAAAAAGAATATCATGTAACATATTTTGATGGATCTATAGAAATAGAAGAAATGTTACCCGATGATTGACGTCTTCATTCCATTCGATAGGGTTCCTGGATCTAGGCAAGTTGGCAAACTATATCTTGTTACTAATTATGCAATTCAGTTGTCTGACTGGTGCAAAGATCAGGGATTAATTATGGGAATGGATTTTGAATGGGCAGTGGATACGTATGAAGAAAAGATTCGATTTTCGTTTATGAATCGTGGGGGAAAATATTCTACTATGTTTGCACTAACTTTTGGATGTTAAATGATTCTTGACCTTGGACCGTTACCTTACAGATATGCTGTAGAAATTATTAAATGGTGCTTTGAGCACCATGTTGATACAGAGAAATGTATATTGCTTATTAGAGCAATGTCCGAGTCGCCCGCACCTAAGGTTGAATGGACTATTGACGTGCCTGAAAAATACATAACTTATTTTCTTTTGAAGTGGCCCGAGTATAACCAAGCTACTAACGACTAGTATAATAAAAACGATATGCATCAAACTAAAAAAATTTGGCAATTGGAAACGGTTAATTTGAATTCTATAGATGCTACTTATATAAATGGTTTGGGGTGCGATATTACTATCGAAAGAGACGATCCTGTGGAGTTATCCTGCACCGGTGGGACGTACCAATATACAGCAAATCGACCCCGCATTATTATCGAAACATCTTGCGAAAAACAGGAATCTATGCTAAAATTAAAGTATGGAAGTGAACTCGTATTAATGCAAGTTTATAAAACTATTGGATCATACTGCTATTCAAATGAAAACTTCAATTTGGTATCACACCGCAGATCGCCAACCTGATAAATCGGGATACTATATCGCCTACAAGAGCTATAGCATGGGTGACGATTCGACAGGCACGGGCTATTATTATTACAATAAGTCTGCAAACGAATGGCGCGATAGCAAGTTAAGTCATGCTCACTATGCTAATGTCTATTACTGGACTGACGCTGATCCGGATGCATGGGTTGACAGTGATCCTCCTGTAATACACCGTAAGGCCGCAGTAGCAAATCCTGCACTTGAAATTGCTTGGAAAAATGTAGAAGAAGCAATCCGCCAGTATGAGATTGTGAAAGCACTTACTTAATTTAACTACAACAATGAATGAATATATCTACGCACATGTAATCAGTAACGGCCCTTACATAAGCAGCACCTCAACGCCCTCAGGTATGGTCCGGTACCATAATTCAAATTTTGAAATTTATGACGGCAACTATTGGGTGTCTGTCGCCCCGCCTACTGTGAACATCTCATTATCTAATGATATGATTTCAATTATTAATTGGGCAATGACTAAGATGGCTGAAGAGAAACAGATAGAACAAATGGCAAACGATCATCCTGCGATAAAGGCAGCATACGAACAATTTAAGAAATCTGCAGAACAGTTGAAGACTACAATAGTTTTAAGTAAAGAATGATTGATGACGACAACATCACACCGTCGATGCAGACAGGCAAGGCCTCTAGTTGGCTAGGTGAATATCATTGGGTTAGTCTCCCTGGGTATGAACAGGACGACACTGGACCAGTGAACGAAGTGCTAATATGGTGCGTCAATCAGTTTGGAAAAAGTGGAGCCCGATGGTTCGAAAAAGAAAAAAAATTCTATTTCAAAGATGAGAAAGACATGACTATATTCATATTGAGGTGGTCATGAGCCCTGAATGGAAATATCGAATTACTCTAGAAAGATCCGATTGGATTGATATTCAATACTGGTGCGAAGCCTACATCGGCGAGTTCGATAAGGACTGGTATAAGTTAGGTATAGACCCTGCTGAATATGTGATTGAAGGCAGGACTAGGACTACTTGGTTGTTTAAGCAAGAGAGACACGCTGTAGAGTTTTCTTTGAGGTGGGCATGAAACACTTGCCTTACACTGTTAGAATACACAAGTCAAAACAACGTGAAGCCGAAGCGTGGTGTCACGAGAATCTGGGCAAACGTTGGAGTGTAGTGGATAACAGAGAAGGTAAATGGAGTTGCTTCTGGGCAGGGTTTAGACAACAGTATCCGGGTTATGATTTTCATTTTGCTAACGAGAGAGATTTGCTCATTTTTATATTGAAATGGTTATGAACACACAATCAGATCCAAGATTAATGATTCCTATGATTAGAAAAACCATGCCGCAGATCGTTGCTAACCAAATCATGGGTGTACAACCTATGACAGGGACTGGCGGCAAGAGCCTATTCAGGCAGTTCTTTGATAAACAATTCAATAAGAAGTACTGGCCCTATCAATACGAAGTAGACCACCATGATCGCTTTGAAATTGAGAGATGGTGTTGGGATCGTTTCAAAGGGCGATATTGGAATAACTACGGCCATAAATTTGTATTCAAGCGTGAGAAGGACGCTGTATTGTTTGCTTTGAGGTGGATATGAACTTAGATCATTTAACAGACGAAGAACTTATCAGTTATGTCATCAAGCATGACACCGATCCCGTTCGACTGCGGCTTGCCAAATACATGGACAATATGCCGGGATTTATTCTTAAGCGTTTAGAAGATGTGGGCATGAATCCCGAGACTTGCATGTTCCAAAATTTCTACGATCCCGGTGATTACATCACACATTTAGAAAGCGAAATCGCATGGCGAGACGATGACATTCATGAGCTACAGGACAAGCTAGCAGAACGAGAAACCCTTACTGTTGCAGATCTTATCGAAGAGCTTTTGCATAATAATCGCAGGTTAGAAATTAGAGCACAACAAAGCGATGCTGATCGTCGCAAGGCTGAAGAAGATAACGAACGCACACAAGCTAAGATGAAAGTGTGGCGTGCTATTAGTACTGACGTATGAACAAATTGAAAAAGATACAAGTTGCATGGAATTTAAGAAACCCTTCACCAGCTGATTGGGGGATAGACGAATCTTTGACTGATCGTGCTGCAAAAATCCTCCAGGAAGAGATTGATTGGGAAATTGAAAGTGATCTACTAGTAGCGTTCGGTTGGCATAAAATCAATATTGAAAGTACAGTCTATACCTCTGCGCAAATTGGTACATGGTTAACCGAAAATGCAACAGGTGCTTATCACGGTCGATCAAGAACCTGGTTGTTCGAAAACAAAAAAGATGCTATACTATTTGCATTAAGGTGGGCATAACGATGATTCATATCAAAATTCCATTTCGAGGCCAAGGTGTTGTTGAGATGAATAACTGGATTCAAGACAATGGACTAGTTTTTCGTAGAGACTGGGAATGGGATTCGAGTAGTGACTGGGACAGTTCCGAATCGTGTTACATATACTCGTTTTCACCAAACTTTTCTAAAATTGCGTCGATGTTTGCACTACAGTGGTCTTAACTAACATCTTATCCTCGATAACACGGCTATATAAAGAGTGGCGAGATTGTCGCTTTCTGCGTAAGCACGGCTGTGAAGATTGGGAGCAGTATAACTATCGCTTTGATCCTGATATTTGTAAGCGGGCTACTGAGATTAAAAATTACTATCAAGGCTACCCTTACATCTACTGTATCGAAAATCGCAATCACAAAGTTTATGAGTGGGATCTAGCTTATGACGGCATGTATGTTGTCAATAAGTGGATGAAAGCAAACTGTAAAGACAAGTTTAGACTAGACTATCATCGTGCTATGAATGCTCCGGGTACTGCTTGGGAGTGGCACATAACCGAGCTAGGCGGTGGCGACTATGTCTTTGCTGCCTTTAAGAGCGAACGAGACTTTAACTGGTTTTTATTGAGGTGGGCATGATGTTTATACATACATACCACGAATACTGGAATCAGGGATGGATTGTAGCCGCTTTTGCTCGAATCAATGACGTCAACAAGTTTTTAGAAATGAGACAATGGTGTTATGATACATACGGTAAACCGGGGGATCGATGGAAGGATGGAATTGCTTACGGTGAAGTGCTGTTTAATGCTGAAAAAGATTTAACGTTGTTTCTGTTGAAATGGGCATGAGAGTAGATATTGAACCATACTGGAGAAAACTTGCCAACTGGTATTGGGACAATGCCAGCGGCCGAGACGGCGGCATGAGTATTTGGCAAATGCTGGAACGCGACTACGGTGCTATCAGAGTCTATAACGGCCCAAACATCGACAAGTATGGTCCCAGGATGTTAACGATTGTTGACTTTCCTAACGAAAAAACTTATGCCATGTTTTTATTGAGGTGGTCATGACGATGTACAAAGTTGTTTATGCTCAAACTACAGACGGCACATTGTCTGCGTATCAGCGTAGTTATAAAGATCACCTAGTAGATGAATGGCTTAACGAATACTGTAAAGGTCGTTACTACCATAACCCGGGTTGGACAACGGAAAAGTTTATTGAGTTTGAAGACAGCAGAGATGCTATGTGGTTTGCACTAAGGTGGGCAAATAATGGCTATTAAACCAGACGATTGCGTAATTAAACTCAAGGATCTTGAAACTGGGGTGAGAATTAGTAAAGATTGGTACGGCGGCAATAAGGAAATACCAGTGTACGTGCCTTACTGGAAAAACTTCCTAGCTCATGTTAAAGATACAACTGATTGGAAGTCTGGATTTAATGCGTACGACGAAAACTTTAATTTACAACTTGCCAAATTCAACGGAACGTTTAAGCAAACTAAGAAGTGGGATGATAGGTATATTAAATTTCGATCACACAGAGATCTTACATTGTTCATACTAAGATGGTCATGAAGCTTAGGATAGAATCGACAAAATGGCATGGGTGCTCGTACCATGTCATTAGTCCCTATTCTCCATCTTGGAGTATAGAAGGGAATATTAGTACATGGACTGCCTTGCAGGAATGGTGCGAAAATAATTTCGGTATTGTCGGCGATCCTTGGTCAACAACTGCTGAACGATGGTACTATAATAACGGAAAAATTTTTTTACGTAATGAAAAAGATCTATCCTTATTTGTGTTGAGGTGGTCGTGAACGACTTTGAATATCGAATACTAATACCACTCCAGTGCACTGACATATGGGACATACAAGGTGCATTGGGGGAAGTTATAGAAATAAAAGAATGGCTTGATCAAGCAACTGCCTGGCAAGATAATCAGTACGATGTAAAGATTTTAACGTCTAAAAGAATGCTAGATGTTTGGATTAAAGATGAAAAGATTGCAGTCATGTGTGCACTGAGGTGGGCATGAAAAAAGAAGACATTGAACGGCTGTATAGATTGAAAAGAAACATAATCACTGACGGGTGCGGTACTTATCCTTGGAAACAAGTATTTGTTTGGTGGCCTAAAATTAGTATTTCAGGTCAGAGACTGTTCTGGTGCAAAGCATATAAAAGAAAGGTATGGGTAGTGTGGGGTACTAGTTTTCACATGGAACCCGAGGTACAATATGCTACAGTGTTTGAGATATTGTCCCATAATTAACTTATGACTAGTATTAAAAATTTTACTTCAAACACGTTAACAATCAAAATTGGTGAACATTACTCCAATGTTGACCAATCGACAGTTGACGGGGAACAGTGGTACACTGTAAAATGTAGTACTGGTATATTATTGTGGGTTAAAACTCATCCACAAAACATGTGGCATGAACATATTGATAGCAATTGGTATTTCGATAAAACTGTTCTCGATGTTCATGAAAAGATATATACTATGCTACAGTTGAAGTACGGTGATGGTAGAGTTTAAGGTATCGAGTGTCGGTGTTGCAGAAGCGTGGTGTTCGAAGTACATCAGTCCTCGTCGCTACTATCTCCATAACAGAATGGGGGGCGATGGCTGGCGTATTATGCGACATTATAGCACTTCCGAAATACTGTTATGCATAGAAGATGATAAAAAGGCCTTAATGGCCATGCTAACCTTGAGCGGACAATGACAAATATAACAACAAAAAAGTTCTGTGCAGAACACGGTATTAGAGTAATTGACAGCGGCAAACGAGCATATCGGCATACAAAGACCAACGTTGCCCTCTTTAGATATGAGGACGACTATAATCGTTTCTTAAACGAACATTTTACCGCAGAGACAGAAACGCTATACACTATGGAAATTACCGAAAGTGAACTAAATCGCATTGCAGATTTTGAAAATCAAGTGTTCAACAATATGAAAGAAACGGGGCATTATAATCTATTTGAAATTATGATGGAACAGAAAGAAGAAGAGCAGCGACTTCGAAACAAGTACCCTGCAGTTCGCAAGGCGTACGAACAATATAGCCTAATATTAAAGCTGGCTGAAAGTGGAGAATTATGAGATTAGAAGGATTCGTAAAAAAAGGTTGGGGGCATGAGCTAATTTGGGCAACTAACGACAAATACTGTGGCAAGCTGTTAAAGTTTAACAAGGGTGCAAAATTCTCAATGCACTTTCACGCACAAAAAGATGAAACTTGGTACGTAATAGATGGCAAGTTCAAAGTCGTTTGTATCGATACTGTAAACGCATCACAAATTGAAACTGAGTTAAATCCTGGAGACACTTGGCACAATCCCCCACTGTTGCCGCATCAAGTATTTTGTATAGAAGAAGGTACACTAATTGAAGTTAGTACTCCTGACTCTATTGAAGACAATTACCGTGTAGCAAAGGGCGATAGTCAAAAATGAAAATATTAATTACTGGCCATCGTGGATTTATTGGTCAAAATATGGTTGCTGCTCTAAGGAACGAGCATCAACTTTCTTTTTATGAATGGGGCGATCCTCCACCTAATTTTGAAGGTTTGGATTGGTGTATCCACCTGGGTGCAATTAGCAGTACCAACGAAAAAGATGTTGAGAAAGTCATGAGACAGAATCATGACTTCAGCTGCATGGTTTTGATGGCATGCCAGCTTAACAATGTAAACTTACAATACGCTAGCTCAGCAAGTGTGTACGGTATGGGATCGAACTTTCGAGAAGATGCTCCCCCAAGTCCACAAAGTCCGTATGCATGGAGCAAATATTTGTTTGATCGTCATGTAAAGGCTCAAAAGTTCGATAACATTGTTGTACAAGGTTTTAGATACTTCAATGTTTATGGCCCGCATGAAGATCACAAAGATCAACCAAGTCCACACCATAAATTTACTAAACAAGCCGAGACTACTGGAGTCATTAAACTGTTTGAAGGTTCTGAAAATTTCAAACGAGACTTTGTGCCAGTGTCAACGGTTATTGAAGTTCATAAGAAATTCTTTAACGTAAAAGAAACGGGTATTTGGAACGTTGGTACTGGAACGCCGCAGTCATTCAAACATATTGCCGAGACTATTGCTGAGGGTATGGGAGCAAAGATTGAATATATTCCAATGCCCGACGATCTAAAAAATCAGTATCAGACTTACACTTGTGCTGACTTAACAAATTTAAGGAAGCATTATCCATGAAAGTAATTGTTAACGGTACGTTTGACATTTTACACAGAGGTCATATTGAGCTTTTGCAGTATGCAGGTGACTTGGGTAGCTTACTAGTCTGCATTGACACTGACAGGCGTGTTCGTGAACTCAAAGGCCCAGATAGACCCATTAACAATCAAGAAGATCGGAAGTTCATGCTTGAAAATCTAAACTGTGTTGACTGGGTAAAATTATTTGATTCTGAACAAGAGTTAATAGATATCATTAAAGAATACGGTCCGGACATTATGGTAAAGGGCAGCGACTATAAAGGCCAGCCTATTGTGGGCAGTGACCTAATCAAAGAAATTAAATTTTATGACAGAGTTGAACCTTACTCGACTACAAAAATTATCCAAAATATTATTAATCGGTGATAGTTGTACTGACGAATATAAGATCGGTACTGTTGAACGAATTAGTCCCGAAGCACCTGTACCTGTAATAAAAATTGTCGACAGCTATACTATACCGGGGATGGCGTCGAATGTTTATAAAAACATGTTAGCACTCGGTGTTACTCCAGAGTTTGTTACAAATACTGAAGAAATCACAAAGACTAGATTTATTGATAAGAAGTCTGGACAGCACTTACTACGAGTAGACAACGACGGTGCGTTGTCAAGTTGGACGGGCAATACATCCATGCCATTGGATCAATATGATGCCGTTGTTATTTCGGATTACAATAAAGGTTTTTTAACTTACGATAATATCGAATACGTGATCCGTAATTCGAAAGGTCCAGTATTCATAGATACTAAAAAAACTAATCTAGTACAGTTCGACTCTCCTAGAGTATATGTAAAAATTAATGAACTAGAATACAAGAGTTCACTTAGTTGCCCTGAACATTTGATCGTCACAATGGGCGAACAAGGGGCATTGTACACTTCGGCAATTGCCGGAGTTAAGACATTCCCGACAGATAAAGTGGAAGTAGTTGATGTGTGCGGTTGCGGGGATACATTTTTAGCTGCTTTATCTTTCGGTTACCTATTACATGGCAATATAGAATATGCTATAATGTTTGCTAATAAAGCTGCGAGCATAACTGTCCAACATCGTGGAAACTATGCACCAACAATTGAGGAGATACGTAATGCCGGATATTGATTTAGACTTTGCAGATCGAAATAAAATTCTCGATATTATCGATCATGTACCTGCTGCAATTGTTGATGAAAATGGTGTGTTTAAGAAGCACAATACTGGGGTATATTGTACTTCTATCCCGTACAACCCTATAACTGGCACTGCATGTTTTGATTACAAAACTGCCGAATCGAGGGGCTATTTTAAGATAGATTTCTTAAACGTAAGTGTTTATAAAGAAATACATGACGAAGACCATCTTATTGAATTGATGGAACAAGAGCCTTTGTGGGACCTTCTGTTAGAAGATGAGTTTGTAGATAGATTGTTCCATGTTAACGGCCACGGTTCAATTCTTCGACAGATGCGTCCGACTAGTGTAGATCAATTAGCCGCAGTACTGGCTATGATTCGACCTGCAAAACGCTATTTGATTGGGAAAGATTGGGCGACAGTGATGTCTGAAGTTTGGGTTAAACCAACTGGAGATGAGTACTATTTTAAGAAGAGTCATGCGTACAGTTATGCAATGCTCGTTATAGTACACATGAACTTGTTATGTGAAAAGATTAAATCCGGGAACCTCTAGGAGTACGCATTAGCTGTATTGACTTGCGTTTGACTCTTTTTTCTGCAATTTCACTAAGATTTACAACGGGACCAAATACAACTTCTATATCCTTTACATTAAAGGTCTTTATAAAAGGCTTAAACACCTGCATTTCGTTCTTTAGAAAAATATTGATAGGTATAGTTCTGTTGCTTTCCCACCACCATATTTCGCCCATTTCTAGAAATGCCTTTCGGTATTCATTTCCCGTAATCATAGCAAGATCGTACATGCTTACTACGTAACTATCGAGATTGATTATTATACCAACGTACTCTTTATCGTTAGATCTCAGGCATGATATAAATGGATATTTTTCTTGAAATTGCTCTTTCATGGTAGGTTAAAATAAATACTCTTATGCAAAATTTACCAATCTATTTATACGCTAACACACTCGACGTAACGTTAGATTTGGATGCTACGATTAAGGGAGTAAACAGAGTCATGTATCAACACGATCTCGAAGTACAAAAAGGCATCAAAAACAAGATACGAATTCAATTTAAGAACAGTGATCAGAAACGAATACAAATCCACAATACCCAAACGTTTATTTTTAGCGTGTATGATTCGGTCAATCGAAGGCTGCTGTTGGAAAAAGAACTTGAAGTTTTGGATGTATCTACGGCAACTAGGGGTCTAGCTCTTCTTACGTTGACTGAGAGCGACACTATGGACTTGGATAAAGCCAGTTACCAGTTTAGTGTAAAGATGCAAGACACTGATGGAACCTACCTTCCTACCTATGCTAATACCTATTACGGTGTTGCTGGAACACTGCATTTGAATCAGGATGTTTACCCCGTACTTCAAGAAAGTATCGAAATAAGCACATTCAATATAACCTACAATGATTCGATACAGAGGTACGAACATAAGAGCGGCAATATCTATGCAAGCCCGGAATTCAACGGCAACACTGCATTGCACACACTTGCACTCTACATGACTGGATACAAGGGCAAAGTATATGTCCAGGGCACATTAGACAACAGCCCAGAGTCCAGCGGAAACTACAGCACTATTCAAGAACTCACATATAACGGGTTTACTGGAATCGATTATCTAAACTTTAATGGAGTGTACACCTACATTAGGATTGTGCATGTTCCGGATATAGCGCCCGCAGAATCAAATAACGATAATCCTGACTACTACGGTTCGTTTGACAAAGCACTATACAGAAGTTAAAATAGTGTATGAACGAAATCCAAGCAGGACTTCTAGCACTATTACCACCTAAAAGAAAAGCCACACCTAGCGGTTGGACTAGCTTCAATGCGCCTTGTTGCCACCATAGGGGTGAAAACCACGACACCCGGCAGCGCGGGGGAGTATTAACCAATCCCAACGGCGGATTCCAATATCATTGTTTCAACTGTCACTTTAAGGCAGGATGGACTCCGGGAAAATTAATCAGTGCAAACACTCGTAACCTATTCAGATGGATAGGCATGAGTGAAAATGATATCGGTAAACTAAACTTAATTGCACTAAAACTCAAAGATGATCAACCCGTAACAAAAACTGCACTGTCATTTGAACTATCGGAACGTGCACTACCCGACGACTGTTTACCTATAAACGAATGGATATCGTTAGGTGCTCAAGATCAAGATTTATTGGATGTAATTGCATATCTAGTAGATGATCGAAAGGTACATTGGGAATGGTATAATTGGCACTGGTCCGCAGCCTCGGGATTTAGAGATAGAGTCATAATCCCGTTTTATCATAATGGGAAAATAGTCGGATACACAGGTAGGAAAATTAGACCCGGTAAACCAAAATACCTAACAGATGCCCAACCGGGGTATGTGTTTAACTTGGATGCGCAGTCAAGAGATAGAGAATTTGTCATTGGAGTTGAAGGACAATTCGATGCGATTGCAATAGATGGTGTTGCATTCATGCATAACTTGCCCAATGAAACTCAGTGTGCCAGACTAAATGCGCTAAACAAAGAAGTTATTATTGTTCCAGATTATGACAAAGCCGGTGCAATGATGCTGGATGCTGCAATTGCCAACAAGTGGAGCGTTAGTATGCCGCCATGGGAAGAAGGCATAAAGGACGTTGCGGATGCAGTTAAAAAATATGGTAGACTATACGTGCTCACCACAATTTTACACTACAGGGTACACGGAGAGATAAAAATAAATCTACTAAAGAAAAAATTGGAAGCTATTGATGAGTAAAGAAAAAACAGTAAAACCAAATTATGATTACAACATGCAAAAACTCTATCTAGAGATGTTTTTGTCCGATGCTGAAACTTTTATACGTTGTCAAAATATTTTCGATCCGGAAAACTTTGATCAAAAGCTACAAGACTCTGCAAGATTTATTACCAAGTATGTAGATGAATACAAAGTAATGCCCGAAGCTGCAATTGTAAATGCAGCAACTCGCAACGACTTTTCAGCAGTGTCCTTGCCAAAGGAAAACTATGAATGGTTGATGGACGAGTTTGAAAATTTCAGTAGGCACAAGGGTCTAGAACGAGCAATTATCAAAAGCAGTGACTACTTGGAATCGGGCGACTACGGTCCAGTGGAAAAGCTAATCAAGGATGCAATCCAGATCAGCTTAAACAAAGACATGGGTACTGACTACTTCGAAGCCCCGCGTGAACGATTGACTAAACTCAAAGACGGTAACGGTCAAATTTCAACTGGTTGGCCCAGCGTTGATAAAAAGTTATATGGCGGATTTAACAGAGGCGAACTTAATATTTTTGCAGCAGCATCCGGCGGTGGCAAGAGCTTGTTCCTGGCCAATATGGGTGTTAACTGGGCGTTGATGGGGCTTAACGTACTGTACTTGACATTCGAACTTTCCGAGGGACTGGTTGCCATGCGATTGGACTCGATGATGACTGGCATTGCAACAAGGGAAGTATTCAAGAACATCGATGATGTGGAACTCAAAGTCAAGATGTTGGGCAAGCGAGCAGGATCCTTGCAGATCAAATACATGCCTTCGGGAAAGAACTGTAACGACATTAGGGCTTACTTGAAAGAGTATCAAGTTAAGAAAGGTGTCAAACCCGACGTGTTGCTAATCGACTACTTGGACTTGATGATGCCGTTGAGTGTGAAGGTCAGTCCCAGTGACCTATTCGTTAAGGACAAGTATGTATCGGAAGAGATTCGTAACTTGGCCATGGAAACACAGTGTATCACAGTAACTGCATCGCAGCTAAACCGCAGTGCTGTTGAAGAGATTGAATTTGACCACAGTCATATTTCAGGTGGTCTCAGTAAGATCATGACAGCGGATAACGTGATCGGTATCTTTACAAGCCGCGCAATGAAAGAACGTGGACGCTATCAAATTCAGTTTATGAAAACACGTAGCTCCAGCGGTGTGGGACAGAAAGTTGATCTCGAGTTTAATATGGACACTCTGAGGATCAGTGATTTGGGCGAAGATGGGGACAGTGACAGTGGTAGCAGTGCCAAGAGCTCGACACCATCTGTTTATGCAGGTCTCAAACGAACCAGTAGCGTTAGTACCACTACTGATCCAGAAACTGGAGAAATACCGGAAGTAGATCCCACTAAAGGTGCATCGGTCAATAAAAGCCGACACGCTAAGGGAGTAGCCGACATTAGAAGTATGTTGGCGTCCCTTAACTCGGAGCGCGATTAAAACCAAGTAGCAACTTGTATTCGGGTGGATTCATTGATAACAGCATGCCACTGTTCAATGTCGTCTAGTCCGAATACAATTTCGGGTTCAGCAGGAGTAAAGCTCCAAGTGTGATGGATACTCCACGGGGCTTCTCCTAATACTTCGCCTTCTAAATGACCCGGTAACCATCTTGAAAATCCCGCCACTACTCTAAAGTGTTCGGGGCCTTCGTTTTCGGCAATTGCTGCGAGTATGCTGACATCATAGCTGACACCGATATGTTCGTTTACACGAATAGTTGTGGGACTAGACCAATCCATACTGTGCACCACATGTATTCGATTGGAACCTGTAGGTCCCCCGCTGTACAAAGGTCGGTCATGTGGCGATGTGAGTCCCACATTTTCCATCACAGTTTGAAAGTTTAGATCATTGGTGAATGGCTTGTTGATTTGGAGACCAATGGCGCCAGTGTCGTCGTGTTCGATTATCAACACCACTCCCCTACGTAGAATGGGTTCTTGACGTCGGGGATGAGCTGCCAGTAAGTATCCTTGGTAGTTTTGTTCAATCATAACAATATTTAACCGATAAATATTCTACTATGCGAATGATTGAATTTACCGGCGGATATCAAGAACATGACGAGCTCAATCCCCTACTGTGGGATGGACTCGAACTCAAAGAACCCATAAGGGCAGCACTTCTGGAGATAGCAGAAGAGTTTGTCAAGTTTATAGACATTGACATGCCCGTACAAGACCTACTGATCACCGGGGGGCAAGCGTCTTACCACTACACTCCCCACAGTGATTTGGATCTACATCTAGTGATCGACTACTCGAGTATTTCTTGTGACCAAGAAGTAGCAGAACTGCTGGACACCAAGAGACTGCTGTTCAAACAACAGCACTCGATCACACTCCGTGGAATCCCAGTAGAACCCGGAACCGAAGACGCAGCTCGCCCATCTGTGAGTGCAGCTTACAGTCTAATGACACGGGAGTGGATTCGCCCACCCAAAAACCATTCGGGCACTATAGACAGTGAAAAGGTGGATCAGCAAGTGCAGCAGTGGGCAAGAATAATTCGTGCAGTTTTGCGTCAAAACAGCCCAGAACTGGCGGAAAAAGTGCTGAAATTATTGCGAAAATACCGCAAAACAGGCTTAAAACTCACCGGTGAATATGGACCAGAGAATCTAGCATATAAAGCCCTAAGAAACCAAAATCTAGTGGCACAGCTAGCAGATCGGGTGAATCAAGATATAGATAGGCGCCTTACCAGGGAGAGTCCGAAAGCCCAGTAAGGCGCGAAGCGCTCGCGCGAAAAAGCGATTTTTAAGACTATTATCTACGCAGTTTATTTGCGCAATCTCACAGCGAGATCCGCCCGCAACACTGCTATAGCAGAATCCAAACTACCGTCCAAGACCCTAATAGCCCAACCTCCAGCACGAGTCCATTCTTCACAGTTACTGCGACGATCATCCACTAGAATATCTCCCTGTTGGCAGTGACGATGCTTGTCCTGACTGTGTGGTCCGAACATAACGGGAATATCGGGAAAGTAGTCCAATGCCCACAAGACCTTGTCATAGAACGCCCACGGCATATCGTCATTCTTGGGCACGGCAGTCAAAAACTTCAAATGCCATCCCAATTCATCCCTATAGCGTCTACCCAAATCAGCCAGCTCCTGGGCACGTGGCATCAAGGGCAAATGACGATAAAAACGTGACTGATCGCGTATACGCAGCCATTCTTCGGGCGTGTTCTTATAGTGCCCGGTAACATAGTCCTTGAGTGGCCTACCCAAAAAGTTACTGGCAGCAGTTTCCCAATCTGCCATTACTCCGTCCATGTCCAAATAAAATGTATTGCTCATAGTGATCCTTGATATATGTAATTGACCGTGTGCTCGTTTGTCCTCAATACTTGGGCACCGTTTCTAATATGAAATTTACGGGCCATCTCAGTGGGTGGACTCAGTGTAACATACTGCTCTACACAGGGACGATTGTGCTGTATCCACTCTTGGGTGGCTAGAATCATAGATCTACCAGCACCAGCACGATAGCTCCATACAGTATAAAACACTGCCACACTCTGTGTCAAATGGGGGTCATTCACTAGAGCTTCTACGCTAGTGGGCACTTGGTCACAGTAAGCAACACATACAGCAGCTTGGGGAGTGCTAGTGGAGTCCAACAGTACAAATATGTTACTGTGTGCGGATACTCTAAATTCAATGGGTAGTTCGGGTCTTACAGGATCGTCTTGTATGACAGAGCAAAGGGGGTCGGAGAGTGAAGTTATTACATGCAGCATGATCTAGGGGAGTTATATATGTACTTATCGAAAATCTATACTAGCGGGCAAAAATTCTGTAAAAAAATTTTTTGCGACCCCGATTTTAATTCTGCTGAAAGTTTAAGGGTCCAGATTCTATAGGCAGGGCAAAAAATTTTGATGCAGCAAAAAACAGGTTTGAAATTAAATCACCTAGGCAGTTCTAATACAGGTGGGGTGGTGAATTTTGGGGGTTTTTAGAAGAGTGAAGAAAGAGTGGAGGAGGGAGGAAGACGGGTTTGAAGGAGGGAAGGTTTGAGCCCATATCCGCATGTTGCAAAAAAACAACAGTGCAATTTATATACCACCACCCCCACCGACCCCCGACGACGGCGGCCCCACCAGGGGGCACACCGTATTATGCAGCGTTTTTACACTATCTCAGCGTCCATACTTGTGCAAGTAATGCTATACTGCAAGTCCTCACCCTCACTGTACACACGTTTTGCAGTAGCAATTGCCTGCTCCAAGCGCTCTTTTGTGCTATAAACGTGCGCGTAGTCCCTTGTAACCCGGTCATCGATGTCGTAAAAATACAAAGTAAGCACGTAAACTGTCATGTTAAGCTCCTTTTTTATGCGCTACACTGTGCAACGCATGTATGTATTGTAAGCTAATAACGCAAAACATGCAAGTGTTTTTTAATAGTGTAGTGCTTTGTAGGGTTATTAAAAATGCTTGATCCTTTTTATGCGCGGCATTATAATACAGCCGTACACCCGAGCGGAGGTGGCCCCACCAGGGGGCACACTGTATTTTAACACATTTTGGACGTGTTTGCAAGCAAAGACCCTTGCGGGTCTAGGGTCATTTTTGTTGTAGCAAATAAGTTTGCATCTCGTCCTTAAAATCGCAAAGCAAGTTTTTTTCTGTTGCAGTTAAGTTGCTAAACTGTTCGTCTAGTACTTGCAAAGTGCGCACAAGTCCGGGATTACCAAAGTTTTTGTTGTAGTTTGCAACAAACTCTAACGCAGTAAGTTCTCGCATACAAGCTCCTTTTTATGCGCTACACTGTGCAGCGCATAAGTGTATTATACACAAAACGCAAGCACTGTGCAAGCGTTTTGTGCATTGTTTTTAGCAATTAAAAACCGTCAATTGCAGGGTCCAAGCTATGCTCAATACACAGTTCCGCACTTGCACTACTAATGCACATAAGTAATGCTTCCACTGCGTCCTTTGTTACAGTGTTTGTAGCACTTAAGTACATAAGTTCTTGCGCATTTATTACAATGCTTTGCAGTGTAATAAGCTCGCTTTTTGTAAGTTGCATGTTAAGCTCCTTTTTATGCGCTACACTATTGCAGCGCATAACTGTATTATACACAAAACGCCCGCACAATGCAAGCGTTTTGTGTGTTGTTTATTAACAACTGTACAGCAAGGTTTTTGCACCTTCTACAATCATTGCGCTATACCCTTCCTCCCCTGCTTTTGCGCAAGCAACCCACTCATCAAAAGTGTCGCTGTCTGCAAGCTCCTCGTCCCAAATTAGTATGCCATCGCATGTTGCAAAGTCCTCGCCCCGCTTTAGCGTAACTTTAACAGTGCTGCCGCTAGTGTTTGCGTCTTCGTAGTAGCCCGCTGCCTCTACGCTAATAACTGTAACTTTTTGCATGTTAAGCTCCTTTTTATGCGCTACACTGTGCAGCGCATAGCATGTATTATATACAAAACGCTTGCGCAGTGCAAGCGTTTTGTTGTTGTTTTTTAGCAAAAAAGCTCGTCGTGCAGCTCTGCATCTATCCACAAGTTATCCACAGCGTCAGTGTATGCTGTAACTGTTTTAGCGTAGCAGCGCCCACCTACTACTGTAACAGTGTTTACAGTTTGCAGTGTAAACTCGCCCAGCTCGCTTGCAGTGCAGCTAACGTAGTCGTCGTGCTCGTCTACTGCAATTACATAGTGCTCAAGCAGCGTAGTGTCATAGTTTGCAACGTCCTCGCACAAGTCGCTCTCGTGTGCTTGCACAAGTTTATAAAAGCACTGTCCCAATTTTGTTGCATTTGCGTACATGTTGCTTCCTTGTTACTGCGCTACACTGTGCAGCGCATAGCATGTATTATAAGCTAATAACGCAAAACATGCAAGTGTTTTTTGTATAACCCTGCGCCCTGTGTGGGTATCGAATTCCTCTTGCATCCGCCTGCCAACCTGCTATACTACAGCCATGCGCCGCAATCCAGCGGCGTCGAAACCAGGAGTTATTCATGTCCACATCCAATGAACTTGCTCGCCGCTTCAGAAGCCGAGAGGTGGCGGCAGGAGAGGTGCTTGCTCAATTCCATGAGAAGCTGGCGAAGGATGCAGCGTATGCGCTGTCGTGGAGCTTGGATGCATTCCGAGCAGCTGGCAGGCAGGCGGTGTTCCGTGAGTTGGCGGAGGCGTTCGAGAGGGACTGCTCGGTAGAAGACGCCCGTGCTACACTGCTTGGCCGTGTGAGGAGTGCGGCACTGTATCCGCCGCAGAGCAGCAGCCCCGTGAGCAATCTCATGGACCAGTATCGTGGGGCAGCAGCAGCCGAGGCACTGGAGCTGTTGGACTACTGATGCAGCGAATGGGGCGGGCTATGCGCCTGCCCATAAGGATTCCCGCACTCTGGAAATAGTGGAGTGCGGGTTCTCCTACGAGTGGACAGTGGAGAGAGTTAGGTGGAGGAGAGCGGGCGCTGGAGGGAATGGATGCCGCGCCCGTGGAGTCAGTACCGCCCAGCAGTCTCTCACCGACGGGCGGCCTTCAGTGTGCCTTTTGTGTCCAAACCCACTGCCCACATGTTCGCACCTGCCCCACACGCATGTCTACGGGCCCTATGCTGCGATGAACTGGAGTCCGTGTAGTCTAGTATAGGGCCCCTTGCTCAAACGGTTGTAGGGGCGCATCGCCGGGCGAAGACGTTCTGCTACAGCAAGGTTTTTAAGGGTAGGGCAGGTGATCTGCCCCTCCTGCTGCGCTTAGAACGGAATGATCTGTGTATCAGCCCTGCGTCCATTTGCCAGCTGCCACAGCGCACACTCCCGCCAAGTACCAATAGCCCAAGCACTGCCAGCAACGATGCTGCCAAACTTGCCCTCGTCACTTACTACAATGTAGAGTTGCTTCTTGCTCATGCTCTGCTCCTTGTTGAACATGAGTGTATTATACTGCCTTTGAGTAAGGGCGTCAAGCCCCCTGCAACTCTTGGTCAATGTCAAACAGGACTTGGTCAATGTGCTCGCAGGTCTCTTCAATGCCCACGGTCGCGGGGTCATAGACGCTTTGGAACTTCAGCAGTGCAGCCTTGAACTCCTGTGCTGCCCGCTCCAGCTCTGCAAACTTTTGGTCAATCACTCCACGCCCTCCAACTCCATGATGTCGTACATGAGGTCCTGTACAAGGTCATCTATTGCGTGGCGTGTGTCCTGCCCTGCATCCGTCTCCCCCAAGGTCTCCCGGATCAGCTCTTCCGCTTGCTCGATCAGCTCCAGTGCTTCACGAAGCTTTGCTGCCTTTTGCATGTTTGTCATGATGTGCTCCTTGTTGAACATGAGTGTATTATACTGTCATTCCTGATACCAGTCAACCCCATCTTCTGACCAATACCATGCTTTCAAGTAGTGATTGTAGAATCGTTTCATGCCGCGCTCCTTGTTGCAATATGTGTATTATACTGCCTAGGGGATGGCGTGTCAACCCCAGCGGCTTGCACACTTCTTCAGCTCGTTGATCTCGAACAGGATTTCCCGGCGACGCTCATCAGTCTTGGCGTTGGTAGCCTCGTCCAGTTCTCCTGCGATCTCGTCCAACATGAAGAGTTCTTCGTAGAGGTCGTTGATCTGATCTTGCATGGCGTGCTCCTTGTTGCTGTCCATACATGTATTATAGGGCCTTTCGGCCCCGCTGTCAAGCAGCAATCTGCACGTAGTCTCGGTCCCACGCGCCAATGCTCAAGTGGGTGTAAAATGCAGTGTCGAAGTAATCGGTCATCGCATCGCTATTGTCATAGAACTTACGACCACCTGCACGACCCGGGGCATTGTGCATGATCTCATTGATCTTGTGCAGTGCAGCGCGGGCTTCTGCTTGCGCCCAGTGGCTGTCGATCCAGTACTGGTTGACTTGGCAGTGCTTGCGCCCGTTGTAGCTGTTCTCAAAGCCCTCGCTGAAGTCCACAGTGCCCTGCAGGATGGTCACGTCAACGCTGAGAGAGCCGCTGCCCTTGCGAGCGCTGAACTTCCACTTGGGGAAAGCAGCTTTGAGCTCCTTGCGGATTGCTGCGACGTCTTGTGCTGTGATGTATGCCATTTCGTTTGCTCCTAGTGTGTTGCTGTCTATGTGTGTATTATACTGTCAGACAGCGTGGGCGTCAACCTTTTTCATAAGGTCGAACAGCTGATTTTGAAGCAGCGCCATCTCATCGTGCTCCACGTAGAAGTCAGTGGTGGGGTCCCAGTATTGACCTTGGCCGGGATCGTAGTACAATACTCGGAGGTTGGCGAAGATAAAGGGCCCTTCCAGCCCCTTACGGAGCCCGTAGCCCTTGAGTAGCTCTTCAGTGCGTCCTAGAACCCTGTGGCCCATTTCAGTGTCCCAGTGCAAAGTTCCGGAGGTTGCGGATGTATTCAATATAGACTTGGTGACGCCGAGCATTCTCGTGCCATGCCACCACAACCACGTCGTTGGTCTTGACTCCGAGGAAACGGCCGCGGCTGCTCCTGTCGCCGGCGTACACCCATTGCCCGGGCTGCATCTGCCGCATGTCATCGTGACTCATGTTCCAAATGTTGCGTGGTTGGGTGTAGCGCATGGTGTGCTCCTTGTGTGTCTATGAGTGTATTATACGACTTCAGTAGACAGGTTGTCAAGGAATTTGTTGTAGGTTTCTTCGCCCCATTTGCGGGCCTTGTAGGAGCAGATGACGCCTACCCGCTCCATGGTGTTGATCTTGGTCAGCGCCGGTGTGTCCGGGTTCTCGAGGATCGCCACAGCGTTCTTCATCTGCAGGATCACCTGTTGGAGTTCTTCGTTTGTCATTCGAATTTCGACACAACGGAGATTGCCATTACGACACCTAAGATCACGCAGAACATGAGGGGCTTTTCCAGCAGGCCTACGCCGGCAATGGCAAGCAGGACGCCCAGGAGGCCGAAGAGGATGATTGAAACGAATTGCATATTGTGCTCCTTGTTGCGATGTGTGTATTATAACACTGTTTTGGGCAGAGTGTCAACTGATTACACAGTACATGCCATCATTGATACCCCATACGGTATCGCGGGCAAGAGTGGCCTGCTTCTTGGTGCCCCGTACTGCAATCACCACTTCATCGACGCCCATGCCCGGTGTCACCGAAATGACATCGAGCCGAGCATCTGCCAGTTCCTTGCGGGCCTGCTGGACAGCAGGGCTGGGCATGTTTTCAGCGGTGATGTAGAAGATGCGGATGTATGCTTTGTTCATGTGTGTATTATAACAGGGAGTCGCCTCCCTGTCAACTCACATCGTCCAATATCTTTCCATGCTCGGGTCGCAGGGACCGCCGCGGTCTTCTGCCTCGATCTGCACCATGGCACCAGTCATCAAGTTCTTGACCATCACGTACCGCTCCTTGACCTCGAAGCGCCAGCCCTGCGTGGAGGGGTACAGTTGGGCAGTGAGCGCAGCCAGTTCACGCTCGACAGCTTCGCGATCCATTCCGCTAAACGGATACTTGGCCACAAAGCGCTCGCCTGCCTTGGTACGCTTGTCTGCTTTGTACACTGTCACAATCCAATCTGTTTTCATCGTCTGCTCCTTGTTACAATACATGTATTATAACACCGAGTAGAGATCAGAGCAAGCCTTTTTCTGCCATGCTCAAGCTCATTCCATTGCCTGCTGTGATGATGTGATCGAGCACTCGCACGTCGACCAGCGCCAGCGCAGCCTTGAGACTCTGAGTCAGTGCCTCATCTGCTCGGCTAGGTTGGACTTGACCACTGGGGTGGTTGTGTGTTAAAATAGCGGCAGCGGCATTGTTTCGCAAGGCTGCTCTCACCACCTCCCGAGGATAGACGCTGGTCTGGCTGAGTGTGCCTTCGAACATGTCCTCCATCGCGATCATACGGTTTTGGCTGTCCAACCACATGATGCTGAACACCTCACGGTATTGGTCACTGCGAGTGCTGACCCGAAGCACCAAGTAGTCTCGGACTGCCGCCGGTGTGTGGAAAGCATCCAGGTGAACCACACGCCGCGAGAGGATGGCCAGTGCCTGCCGAATGATGTCATCTTCGGTGCTCACTGCATCACTGCCATATGCCACCGGATCCTCTGACCTTGCTACGAGATTCATCTCTTGCTCCTTGTTGCGATGTGTGTATTATAACACCCACCGCAACCCGTGTCAATACCTCAGGCCTGATCGTATGCTTGGATCAGTTCCCGGCTGCTCACCTTGAACTTGGCGACCACTCGGGCCGTGGCGTCCGGGAATTCCAATCCCTCAGCCATCAAGTTGAACAGTGCTTCGACGGCTTTTTCCAGTTTGCGGCTCATATCAGCTCCTTGTTGCAATAACTGTATTTTACTGTCTTTTGAATAACCTGTCAACCGTTTGGGTTATTCTTTTGGGGCTAGAGTGTGGTGCCCTAGCCCCTGTTTATAGCCCCGTAGGGCGTTTTTAGACCATCACTACGGTGTTAGTCTGCAGACGTTCTTTTGCAACGGCTACGGCTTGTGCAATAGCGTTCTCGACGTACATTTCATTGTCGTCTGCATTGGCAATGTCGCCTGTAACGAGTGCGGCGTTACGGACGGTCATGCGATTGACACCGTCGAAACTGAATACAATACGCAGGGTTTTGAGGCGAGCGTTTTTAACGACTTTTGCGTACAGTGTGCAGTTGGTTTGCATGTTAGTGCTCCTTGTTACAATAACTGTATTGTAACACCAAAAGGGCCTGTTTGCAAGCCCTTTCAGTGTTATTTTTCAGTCGAGCCTGCTGCCTGCGTATGCCTCTACGCCCAGCTGTTCACGCAGGATGTCTGCGTAGGCCTCAGCGCCCACTTCCTTGGCAGTGATTGCTTGCGTAGCGCTACCACTGGGGTTCCACAGTTGCAGTCCGCCCGAGTAGCCTTTGCGGAAGCCCACTGCCGCAAGTGCCTTGCCCAGTTTGGAATTGGAACGCACCTTGTACACTGTAACCCATGCAAAGCCACAGGCGTCGCGCTCACCGTGCTGGGCCAGGAAGTTCTGTGTCGCACGGCTTGCGGCGTCAGCGGCACGGGTGAGGATTGTTTGCACTGCAACGGGGTCGAAGGTTTGAACTGCGGTCATTGTTTGCTCCTGTTACTGCGCCACACTGTGTAACGCATGATTGTATTATACAACCAAAAGGGCCTGTTTGCAAGCCCTTTCTTTCTGGAGGGTTATTCATCTTCCTCTTGCAGTTCTTCGGATTCTGTGTTAGCATAGATCCAAGCTTCGATGTGGTCACGGACGCGGTCGTCGTCGCTAGTGTACACTACATAATCGCCCAGTTCCACGCGGCAGTCTTTGTCCACGTACTCGAACCCGCCGTAGTACTGCAAAGAGCGATCATTGCCTTTGCGCACTACAATGCAGTCCTTGCTCACCCACAGCCGGCCACCAGCGCGGATGTCCAGGCCCAACCGATCAGCGCTCACTTGCGTCATTTCCCACACAATGTTATCGGCAGTTTCTTTGACTTCTTCGATGTAGTCCAAAATGTTCTGCATGTTAGTGCTCCTGTTTAACATGAGTGTATTATAACTCCAAAACGCATGGGGTGTCAATACCCCTATGCGCTTTAGGGTCTTTATTTAGAACTTGACAACGGAGTCAACTTGGTCGAGATATGCCCAGTGCATGTCGCCTTCGCGAGTGCGATAGTCAATGCCCGGTAGACCGTTTTTGATGTCGCTGTCAACCCCTGTTACAGTTGCACGAACAGCCGGGTCGTTGCCGAAGCAGCCACGCACCATCACAACACTGCCTTCGCGTACTTGGGACAGTTTGATCTTGTTTGCGAACATGTTATGCCTTTCTGTTTAACATGAGTGTATTGTAATGTCTTTTGGAGAAGAGCGCAAGAGTTATTTTGAATAACCCTGCGCCCTTCATGGACATTAATGAATCTTTACAATGCTACTCACTTTGATGTTAAACACATCGTTGTCACTGCCGCCCTCTTTGAACTCGCTTGCAAGCGCCATCACACGTACTGCACCTGCGTCAATGGGCGTCCCGTCTGCAAGCTCAAAGGCAGTGTGCGCCTTGTGCTTGGTATTGTGTGCAATAGTACAACGGAGGTACATCTCGCCTTTGTGTGCAATAGTGTAGGGAAAGTCCACCCACTCGCCCCAGGGCAAACCCGCGTTCTGTGCAGGCAGATCGCCCGTAGCCCGCTTATCTTGCACCGCTTGGATGTTGTCGTAGTTGACACCCACTCGCACTGTGTAGGTGCTCAGTTTGAACACCTCGGGCTGACCCTTGCGCATCTTGACAGGGCGGCGGGTGCTGAGGGTAACATACTGTCCCTTACGTTGCATGAGTGTTTGCAGTGTGTTTTGCATGTTAGTGCTCCTGTTTAACATGTCTGTATTATAGCGCACCTTGCATTACCACGCAAGACTTTTCTGTAAAGACCCTACAAAAAAATATGGTATTGACACGTTCTCCAAATGAGCATATAATTACGGCTAGACAGCGAGCTACCTTGCTTGACTGTCTGCGGCTATGCGTCTTGACTGGGCACCTGCCCTTGTGCGCCTACGCCACTGTGCTAGTTCAGTGCAGCGCCTGCACACCTACTGTGCAGTGTTGCCTCATTGGCAACGCACACCCTTGCCAAACTCGTCCATCACTTGGCGAACATTACCTTCTTGGCTTACAGTGAATTTGTAGCCATCAATACAACGCATCTCGGTCATGCCGTTGATACCCCAACTGATGGTATTACCTTGTTTGGCGCCGTTGACTACACCTGCAATCATTATGACAAAGACTGCAACGAATGCGATTGCAAACACCATCAATTCAATAAGAGTGAATCCACGCTGTTTCATTCTTCAACTCCGAAATGCTTTAGCAAGTCGTTACCTGCTAGATAATTCTTTACACGTTTTACAGTGTTCATGCACACTTCGTCAAAACCAGTGCTTTCCTCAACATCAATAATTACACCAGTAAGATCCCAGGATTGTTTTCTATTAAGTTCAGCACATTCCCGAACAATCAACTCGGCGTGCTTGCCAGACACAATAGCATAGTAAATGTCATTGTATCGGTGTTCCGGTGGCACTCGACTATCAGCATATTCCAACGCTTGGGTGTATAGTTCTCCGATTCGCTCGTTCATGCCTGCTCCCTGTTGTCTATGTGTGTATTATACACATTCGGCCCTAGTGTGTCAACTCGCTACAGCAAGGTTTTTAAGAACTGTCACTCTGCCTGCAGGTCTTCGCACACCCAACGGTCTTCTGCAGGATCATAACCTTCGGAGACCAGCTCTTCAACCGCTGCATTGAGCTCGCTCTCCAAGTCCCATACTGCTGCTGCAACACGCTCGTCCTTCTTGCGGCGTGCTCTGTTGCTGCCCTTCTGGTACACTTGGAACAAGTGCTCTTCGCAGTAGTTACGACCCGCCACTGTGGGCTTGCAGCACGTGGGCGTCATCTGAGGGCTGTTACCAATCCACAGACAAGTGGGCGACGTTGATGTTATGCTAGTAGACCTCATAGCTTAACTCTTTCCTTTAATACGGTCGATTTGTTTTTTGAGTTCGTCGATCTTGACTTGAGGTAACTCCAGAGCCATCATCGCACCATCCTGAACTCCAACGAAGTAAGACAGCCTGTCTGCAACTGCGAACAAGGCAAGTATTGCCCAAAAGCCAATACTTGACAAGGTCAATCCAGCAAGCCCGCTGAGCGCAAGGCCCAGCGTGATGTAGAGTGCAATCCGCGTTATCATCGTTTCATGATAGTTGTGCGGCTCATTGCTTGCCAGTTGTTGGGAAAGCTCTTACGCAGTTCACCCAACTTGAGCACAGTGCGCAAGCTCAGTTCACGCAGGCTGTCTTGATTGTCGACCACGTACTGTAGCAGCTCATCACGCACTGCCTCGGGCTCGTCAAAGTCATAGCGATCAAGCATGCCTTGTTCGTTGACAACATGTTTGATGCGGAGAATCTTTTCACGAGCAGTATCCATCTCCAAGTCAATGTAGTGGCAACGGCTCTCCAATGCATCCAAGTGCCCACGCAGTCGCTTGCTCTTGACATGTGCAAACTTGATGTTAGTGATGAAGATTGCAGCACCTTTGAACTCAAAGCGATCAGGGATGCCTTCGGCTCGTAGGATGCGGCTGTCAGTGTTCCAAGAGATCCAACGCTTCTCGCTGCTGTCAAGTGCACCCTTGAGAGTGTTGAGGCTCTGCTCTTCCATCAAGATGTCGTCGCAGTCATCAAACACGACAACATTGCCTTTGTCTGCGAACTCGTAGAGCTTACAGTAGAGACCCACTGCACTCATACGACCTTTGACAATTTCAAACTTGGGTTTCTTCTCGGCCAGTGTGTTCAACAGGTCTGCCTTTTGCAGTACTGCTTCAACACCGTAGCTCTTGCCGACACCTGGCGGGCCACTCACAATCATAGCCTTGACGTTGCCGTCTTTGACAGCCTGTGTCATTTGATCCAGAACCAGAAAGCGCTCATTAATGCGAGCAAGGATCTCTGCGTCTGTTTGTTTTGCCACTGCTTCAGCACGGACTCGAATTGCTTCTGTATCGAATTCCAAAACTGTTTCAACGGCGCTGGGCTTACGTACTGCTGACATCTAAACTCCTATTGTTGTATGTTGCGTATGAGTGTATTATACTATCACAAACGGAACTTGTCAAGCACTTCGTTTGCTTCATCCATCCGATCTGTGCCATCGCAGCATTCATCAATTGTTTCAACAATCATGAGATTGACGAGGGTTGCAGCTTCTTCTTTGAGCTCTTGATCAGGCATCATACTGATCAAATAGTCAATGTCCTTTTTGGTTTGACAGCTCCAGATGAGATCTGCCAAAATTGCCTGTCGGGGTGTAAGGCCTTCCAATCGAATAGTCATCTATGTACCTCTATTGCCATAAAAGCATTATAAGGCCTTACGGCCCTGTTGTCAAGCTACCTGCTTGATTCGAATAACGAACCCCGAAGTGTCCTTGCGAGCCGGGCCCTTTGCACGTAGCCCTACGACGCCCACAATGGGGTCTAGGAAACGCAGATCCGTGTTGTCGGCACTGTAGACTCCATCCGGGATACGATCATACACTACGGCAACGTTCATGCCCTGTGCAAGTGCCTGCTGAACATCGGCATCGTTGTTTTCAGCACGGCTGAACGTGAGGTGATAGTTGGGGATGTGGGAAACCTTACGACCTAATACTTTAGTATAGTCGTAAAATTGAATCGACGGGAAGCATTCAAAGATCGTCTTGTCCTTGCCGGGCACGGTATACTTCTCCCAGCTAAGGTCCGACGTGCCGTTCAAACGGAACACGGGGATCAAGTCCTTGCGACGAGCTTGACGTACTGCACGGGCGATGTCATCATACAGGTCCAGCATGAACTGATCGCGGTCATCAAAGAACTGTTGAGTGCGGCGCTCGCGAGCAAGGTGCACGTGGTTCTTGGTCTCGCCTGGCTTGAGCATGCCACCCTGACCTGCACGGTGCAAACATGCTGCCCTGCAGCCCGGAGTGGACTTGGGGCAAACATTACCACGGCCTGCTTCTTCAGCAGGAGCAAGGTGCAGGATGTAGGTCATGAATCCTGCCTTGATGCCCTTGACTGTTTTGGCGTTTCCTGTGGTAAGCAATTTGAACATTGACTAGCTCCTTGTTTACAATAAGTGTATTATAACACCAATTGTGGCAGTCGTCAATCCAAATAGTGTGAAAAAGCCAATTCGTTTACCAGCTCGGGGTACTGCTCATTGAGTCGGTTGAGGTCCTCTTCGTTGAGAGGCTCGCCCGTATCCTCCCACTCGGCGTATGCAATAAATGCATCGCAGAAGTCAGGGTAGTCCCTGGGATCGACATCTTGTACCTCGAAGGAACATACCTGGCGGTTGTCTAGCATTGTCATCTTGATCTCCTTTTGCAATGTCTGTATTATACAGTCTTTTGCTCTGTTGTCAAGACCCTTCCTTCATCTTTGAAGGTTTCATCGTTTGCCAAAGGTTGCAGTATGTGAATGAGTCCGCCTTCCATTGCACTCAGCTCGGTCTCCTTTGCCAACTCAATGTAGTTGATTGTCCAATTGGAAGGAGTGATGTTATAATTCTCACGCAGCCACTTCCAGCCCTTGGGATCTATTTGATGCTTCTTGGGTGTGCCGTGTGCTTTGAACCAATGACTATCCTGTCGGTCCTTGATAGTACCTTTGCCTACATAGATGATGAGATCATCCTCGGAGGTTAGGACATAGACTCCGCGACTGGTCTTCTTCAGTTCTTTATAGGATTGGAAAGGTTTGGTTTGGACTGTGCAGTCGATGTTGAAGACCTCTTTCAATCGATCTACAGTTTCTGTGACTTTGCTCATTGTGGTCTCTGTGTAGTGTATGTCTACATTATACACTCAAAAGACTCACGTGTCAAATTGTGAATGATTGGCATTCCTCTAACGATAAGAGCAACATAACTGGCGCCGCTGGAGGGACTCGAACCCCCGACTCACGCTTTAGAAGAGCGTTACTCTATCCACTGAGTTACAGCGGCGTACCTGTATTTATGCAAATACTAAATTAAGGCCCATATTCTATCCAACTGAGCTACGGGCAGAAAAGTGACAAGGTCGGCGCTTCCCAGCGTGGACCTTGTCTGTACCTGGGGACACTACCTCCCAGGATTTTTTTGGAAGGGCACTACACCTTCCGTCGGAGCGATCTTAGGCAAACATGCCGGCTCTGCTGCCAGTCACATCGCGAGCGCTGATGCGATAGGCAGTGCGGCCTTCTGTGTTGCGTGTGGTATTGACCTTAAGACCAGCACCACGAAGCTCTGTCATTCTTGCACGAATGTTCTTGATACCAAACGTAGCCTGGGCTTGAGCAGCGCTCAAAGTACGGCCAGTGCCACGCAGGTAAGATTCCAAGAATTCGTTCTGTGTCGTTGTCAATTTAGTGAAACTCATGATTTTTCCTTGTAGTATACTGCGCTGGGCAGTTAATACAATTATAAAACACGAGCAGAAAATGTCAAGCCTTAATCTTATCAAATTCCTTGCTCAGATAATACTTGAGCAGTTTTTCTTGAATAGCACTGGCAAGATCGATATGTATCGTATCGGATACAGTGAATCGATAGGGCATATGCCCCCAAGTGTTGGATTTGATAAAGTCTGCGAACAGTAGACGATGATCTCGATTTGCGGGATCAAATTCTACCACGTTGCGAAGATTCTTGGTAAGGATTGTCATTGTGTACCTTTATCGAAACGGGACTTATTGACATTGCCCGTTACGCACACGGCAGGGGTTGATCAGAACGGAGCGTCTTCGAGCTCTGCGTCAGCTGCGACTTTTGCAGCAGCACGAGCTTGGATGTCTTCCATAGAGGGCTCAGCCGGGGCCTTCTTCTCACGCTTGGCCTTGGGCTCTTTGGGTTGGCGCTTCTCCAGTGCAGCCTCGAGCGCTTCGCGGATTGCAGCATTGCCATTGTCGAAGTTGATGCTGAGCAAGTAGGCCAGCGCATCTTCTTTGGTCATGGGCTCTTTGAGCTCGATGATGTCGATGTCACTGTGCATGCCTTTGGCCAGCACTTTGACACGCATTTGGTCATTGGCAAAGCGGGGCTTGATAACGCCCATACGGGTTGAAACGCCGGCGAATTTGAAAGTTTTGGACATAGTAATCTCCTTGTATGTCTGTGTGTTTATGAACAGCACCGCGCTGTCCATGTGTTAATTATACCGTATTTTGGAGTCTTTGTCAACCAAATTACGAATTAACTGTATCGAACGGGCTGAATTCTTCGGTTGAGTGTTGCGAATCTGCAACAAGGGCATTGACAACCCGAAAGCCTGCCTCACGATGCTCGTCTGCCTCATACTCACAGAAGATGTGATAGAGGAACAGATCGCCATCCCAAACTTCCCAAGAATTGAACATGTTTGCTCCTAGTGTGTTGAACATGAGTGTATTATAACAAGGGCCGGGGCCCTTGTCAACGCTTTATTCGTCGTACTCGGCCGCAACCTCAGCAGCCCATTCTTCAGTCGCTTGATCGTAAGGGATCAGCTTCTTGCAGAGCACACTGCCACCGTATGTGTTGCCGCAGTGCCACACGCCGTCTTTGAACACGTAGTACCACTCGGCCCAGCAGTCCTTAGCGGCTTGAAAGAGCTCGTCAAACGAGTCGTAGTCTTTGGGTTCTACGCCCTTATCACCGCGATCACGGTAAAAGCCATCGGTCAACGAGCTGCGGTCGCCTTCTGCAAGCAGGTCTTCAACGTCTGCCTGTGTGTTGTATGCTTGCAACTCTCGTCCCACGCCCTCGAGATAGCCGTCCCAGTGAACGTAGATTGTGCGGCACTTGTTGCCAATCATCACGCCAACTAAACTACGAGTTCCCATCGTTTGCTCCTAAGTGTGTTTCAGTGTGTGTATTGTAACTCCAAACTGCACTCTTGTCAAGTGCAGTTCAGACTTACTTGGCTCAGTCCTTCTTGGACTTTGCAGCTTCTTGGGCTGCGAGCTTGCCCGAGTAAGTGTTGCCAGCCTTGTGGATCAACCCCGTCTTGGTGTACGTGATTGTGCCACCAGTGGACGACGGGATGACAGTTCCTGCTTGCATCTTGCTCTCCAGTTTGTTGAACATGAGTGTATTATAAGGGGCCTGAGCCCCTTATGTCAAGCAGTTTCAGTCTGCTTTTCAGCTTTGGCCACGCCACGCAGGTCCTTCATGGTCAGCCCCTTTGCAGCCAGCACCGCTTGCACTTCAGCCAGTGCAGCAGCCTTCGCTTCCAGCATCATCTGCTTGGCTTGGGCCTTGGCAGTACGCTTTTCAGCACGAGCAGCAGCACGAGCAGCAGCACGTTCGTTCTTTGCAGCTTCGCGGGCTTCAGCACGGGCAGCAGCCTTCTCAGCACGGGTAGCAGCACGAGCAGCAGCTTTCTCAGCTTTGGTAGCTTCGCGTGCAGCAGTGCGCTCGGCACGCTTGGCCATCAGTGCAGCCACACGCTCGGCCTTGGCAGCAGCTTTGGCTTCAGCTTTGGCTTGAGCTTCCAGTGCCTTGCGCTCGGCGGTCAGAGCAGCCAGTTGAGCTTGGATTTGAGCGATAGTTTGTGCAGTCATTGCGTTCTCCTTCAGTGGTTAAAAAAGTGTCTGTGAATGTATTATAACAAGTCTTTTCTTACTTGTCAACAACTTTGCAAACATTTCGATCTTGTTTGTTTTGATCTAGTGTTTGCTTCGTTGTGTGTGTATTGTAGCAAGGATCTTACGCCTTGTCAACAATTATTTCGAGGATTCCTTCGTCGCATGCGACTTGAACAGGAAGTTCGACAGCAGGCTCAAGCCCCAGGCTTGCAACCAAGTGATCTCATGGAGACCAGTAAAGATGCTAGGCATCACAGCATCCCACAGCAGCATCACAGGGAGGCTCAGCAGGAAGGAAAACACCACCGAAATGGCAATGGTTGTCAGCAGTAGTGTAAAGTGACTCATCAAGTGCTCCGTTTGTTGAACATGAGTGTATTATAGTGGAGAAAGAGCAAACATGCAAGCTCTTTCTCCTCTAAACCCTTACTCGGCCCAGTAGTAGCCTTCCCAGCAGTCCTGGGTACACATGCGGCTAATACGCTTGATCTGCCCCTGTACGCGGCGGAAAAACTCGTCCTTAGGCATACGCTTGCCCTGGAGTGCAACAATGAACTTGGCAGCGTCTGTTACGCTGTCAAAGCGAATGCCCTCTGCCACAACGGGCTTCTTATGAGGGCGGCGCTCCAAGTCTTTGATGACTGCGGCTTCGACTTCCTCCCGGGGCACAGTACCTGCAACGATGCCCGTAATGAGCGCGATGCGATTGCAGGAAGTGGCGAGGGGGAACACAGTGTTGGTAACCTTCATTTTGGCTCCTAGTGCGTTGAACATGTGTGTATTATAACGCCGTTACCAGGCCGGCGTCAAGCCTTTTTCAACCCCACAGCTTCGAAAATTCTTCCTGCTGAGCGCGGGCCCGTGCATCCCAGTTGATGCCGAACTTCTCGCCCCAAGCCCGCATGAACTTCTTGCCCACGTCCAAGCTCACGAAGTCTTCGCCTTGCATACCTTGCTCACTGTAGCAGACATCCTTGCCGGGGAGACCTTGTGAGTTCAGGAACTGTTGCAGTTCTTTGAGGAACTGGCGATCAGTGTAGATCAAGCCTTCCTTGTGGACATCCCAGGTCTTGATGTCAAACTGAACACGGAGCTCACCGTACTCGGGAACACCGCCGGGTTTGAACCCGTCGTCGATGTAGGGACCCAGCATCATGTCCTTGATCAGGACCGACTTTTTGGAATTGGACCAAAGGCCCATTCCGTCTGTGTTGAAAACAATCTTAGTCATCTGCGCTCCTTGTTTGTTGCAGTGTCAGTATTATATAAAAAAGGGGCCCGGGAGTCAACCACAGGCCCTAAACCCTAGGAGCGGTAGGGTTATTCGTTTGACTCAGCTTCCCAGTCAGCCATACTGCCCGAGATGTCAAAGTAGTCGTCAATCTCTTCGCCAACAACATCGCGCACAGTAGCCGCAGTGGCATCACCGTACTCAACGCAGTCGTCAATGCCGTTCTCGTACTTGCCAGCGAATGCCATGCCGGGCTCGTAGTAGAACGCTTCGATCTCAAAGCCCAGCTCCAAGAGTTTGTTATAGGCGCCAATGGGTGGAGCCCATGCTGAGTCAAAGGCAGCGGTAACAGTGTTGGCGTCCGGTCGCTCAACATTGTCCAGGGCGAAGTCCCACTTGGTACCCCAGTTGGCAATGTTCCAATCGTACCAATCCTTGTGACCAAACAGGCGCAGGTTCTCCAGTTGCCGAATCTCCAGTTCCCTTTGTTTGTCTTCGTCACCGTATGAACCGGCAATGGTCTCCAACAGAGGCTTGGGCGTGGGCATGAACTCCATGAGCAGGCCGTCTTTACCTTTGACCACACGGTCAATCATTGCAGGGTCTGCGTGACGCAGGGTGATACCGTTTGAACACCAATTCGGCATAGTAGGTGCCTCTTTCTTTAACTGTTGAACATGAATGTAGTATAGCGCCCTAGCGCCATACCGTCAAGAGAATTCGTAGAACTTGACGTTGGGATCCAGCTTCTGGAGCTCTCGAGCGGCAGTAGTGAGTTCGATGTAGCGAGCACGAACTTGGCCGCGGCTCAGCTCACCGTCACAGGCCAAGTTCTCGGGACTCAGGGCGCAGTCGATGATGTCTGCAATCTCTTGGCGGTCTGCGGCATTGTCGAGCAAGAGTTCTTTCTCGCCGAAGATTCTTTTGAATGCGTTCCGTTGCTCTACGAACTTGATCAGTGTTTTCATCTTTCTCTCCAATGTTTGCTGTCCATGTGTGTATTATAACACCATTAGAACCAAGATGTGTATATCCCGGCAAGGCTTACGGTTATTCCCGCAAGGTTGACCAAACTCTGCGGTCGATTGGCCACACGGATTGTCCAGATCAGATAGCACAGTCCGCCCCCTGCACCTGCTACCGAATCCCACGGATGCAGTTCACGGTAGAAGTTCATCAGCACGTACATGGTGAGCAGGCACACTGTACCTGCCCACTGTAGCACATCATTCAATTTCATGCTCGCTCAAACCTTCCTTCAATCATTTCACGCATACGGGCCAACTCTGCTTCTGCTTCTGCCAGCACAGTGATCAACTGATCTTCGACAGTGCCATCTGTAAGCACATCTTCGGGGTTTTCGTACAGGCAACCACCGAGGTACGAGCAACCTACTTCATGCCCGCCAAACATAGCACGAACCCGCAGCATGAACCAGTCATACTTGCCCGAATCAATGTCTGCGTAGAGTTGCTTCTTGTTGTCAAAACACTCGCTGAGTTGATCCCACGGATCGATGTCTTCCCAAGTCTTGTCAACGATGATCTCAAAGCCGTTACGCTCAAACGAGGCCAATTGTTCGTAGTGTCGCATCGCTTGCTCCAGTGTGTTTCAGTGTATGTGTATTATAACACCGATCTCCAATAGGGTCAACAAGACCCTATCAGGCATCGGACTATTACCAGCTGGAGTGATATTCAAAATCCCATTGTTCGGGCAGCATCAAGCACTGGTCGATGACCTTGATCGTGCCCTCGATGTCCTTGAAGTACCATTCATCGTACTCGTCTCCACCGAAGAAGAAGCCCTGCTGACGGGGCAGTAGCTCATTGGCCAAGTGCCGGAAGTCCAGTACCCGCTGACACAGATCGCGCAGTTCTGTCAACTGTTCGCGGCTCACATAGTAGCGCCCACAGTCGTCCTCACCGCCCTGCACATTGTCCACGAACCATTTGTGAATGTGGTTTGCCTTGCGCCAATAGCCGCATTCGATCTGAACTTCCTTGACAGGAGTGGAGTCGCCCCAGCGACCTTTGCAATCTTTGAGTTCAGGAAACAGTGCTGCAATAGCGTTCATTTTGGGCTCGTCATCCTCACGGAAGACCTTGCTCATATAACGCTTGCCGCTCAAGTACATATCCAATCCCATTGCGTTCTCCTTGCAGTATTGATGAATGTATTGTAACAACGATTCTACAGTGGTGTCAACAAAGACCCTATCAGGCATCGGGCGATTCTTCAGCTGTGGACCAGCACTGATACTCGCTAACACGAGCAGGATAGAGTGACCCGCCACCGTTGCCGTACACATCTTCCAGCCAGCGGATACCCATTTGCAAGCGCGGGATGGCGAACCTGCTCTCGTCCCCATCCGCCAAAGCGAACAGCACATCACAGCGCCCGCCAGTGCCCTCTACGGGGAATCCGCGCTCGTAGTCGGGTGCAGTAAGGATCTCTTCCAAGTACTGGACGCGGACGCCCAACTCTTTCAGGAAGAACTGTTCGAACTCCGCCACTTGGGCAGCACCTACTACAGTGCCGGGCCATACACAGACTTGGGTAAAGCCCGGTTTCAGTTGAACGTTCATCTCTTGCTCCTAGTGTGTTGCAGTGTGTGTATTATAGCAGGGTTGCCGTAGTGTGTCAACAACCCTGCAGGCTGTAGGGTTATTCAACCACTTCCAGCATGTTGGCCGGAACTCTCCACATCATGCTGCCAGTGTTGACAGTGACATACTTCTGTGCGATTTTGGTCACCGTGCCCTGCTCTCCAAGCGGGTTCTTGGCACTGGTCCAGCGCACAGTACCGCCAATTCGAAGCTGTCGTTTGGCAGTCTGCGCCAGTCGAGCCCGGGCAAATTTCACAGCGTCGATGATGCTTTCCAACTGAGTGTTGGTGAAAGTGCCTTGGATGATAGCAGTGTTGATTTGGGTGATGTCCACTTTCAGCTCCTTAGTGTGTTGCAGTGTGTATTATAACAGGGACCTTGCCCTGTGTCAATCAAAATTCGCCACCGTCGAACGCACAATCGCGCTCACGATCCACCATACGTTCCCAATGCTCACGGAGAGCAGCACGGGCGGCCGCAACATCGCCCCCGGCCTCTACGAGAACCCGAGCATAATCCGCATCGCTGAAACACTCAACGACCCAATGACCGCCCTCCTCATAATGAGCAAGGGCATAGGCTTCTAACGCTTGACGAGCTAGTGAGGCCATCTTCTACTCCTTTGTGTCTGTGTGAGTGTATTATAAGCGAATCCCACTCACTTGTCAATAGTCATCGAAGTAGTCATTGTCCGCGATGTAGTCGCTGTCATCCAGAGCCACCTGCTCGGCGATTTCCCTAGCAATGGCTTCCACCGTCGCATATGAGACTTCATACACGATGGCAATCTGCCGAAAGCTCAATTCACCCCGCTCGATCTCTTCCCCAATGGCCATGTGAAGTTCGTTCATTGCTGTCATAGAGTTCTCCTCAACGATTGATCAATTGAAAACAGTAGCCAAAAGAGTTTGTGAGTCTGCACTCGTTCCAGACCCCGACCTTCCAGTAGATCGTGGCGGCGAAGAGAATCACCACCAAAACAATGCCTAGAAACAATCGCATTATCAACTCCTTTGACTTCATTATATATCCAAAACCTCCCGACATCAACCGTTTTATGCAGGTGTACTGTCGAGCCACTGCTGATACTCCAGTTCGTCCGCACGTTCACGATCCCGAACTATGTCGTATGCAACTTCATCGGGATAGCCCTGAGCCACAAGTTCTGCCCTTTGCGCTTCAAACTCTTCTGCTGAATAAAACATCGTCAACTCCTTTTCGTATACGTGATATCAGCATTATAGAGTCTTCTGCCCATTCCGTCAACCATTTTCTGTCTGTGTATAACCTGTGTATAACTTGTGGATTGTGGATATCCTGTGTATAACCTGTGTATATGTGGATAACTTGTGGACAGTGTGTGGATAAGCTGTGTATATGTGGATAACCTGTGAACAAGCTGTGGATATCATGTGTATAACTTGTGGATTGTGGATAACTTGTGGATACACTGTGTATAGAGTGTGGATAACTCTAGATCCAGTGGACAACCTGTGGACGACCTGTGTATATGTTGTGGATAAGCTGTGGATATCTTGGGCGGATTTCGGTGAGTTTTCAACCATTTTTTGGGCGATTTCGTGGCAGAATCACCACGATTTCAACCGTTTTTTGAACCTTTTGACAGCCTTTTTGCAGGATTTTTAGGGTAGAAAGAATTTGGTGGCGACACCGAAGACAAGCAATGCTCAAATACTCTGACGTGCTCTGACGTGCTCTAAAGTGTTCTCACCGTGCTCTAAAGTGTTCTCACCCCATTCTCGCTCTATTCTCACAGTGGTCTGAAGGGTTCTCACGGCATATACATATACACATGCACTCTATACACAGTGCGCTCTACTGTGCTCACACAGCCACTCCTACTGCTTCACACAGTGCGAATATTCACTCCACATATGCGTGTGAGCTTCACTATCCTGCCCGTGTGTGGGTGCTCGCGCAGTTCGCTACAGCAAGGTTTTCTGTAGAACGTCTATACACATGATGCTACAGCAAGGTATTTGCTATATACACATGCGTATGCATGGCATGTGTATATGCTACAGCAAGGTATTTGGCACGTGTTGTAGTTGCACTCGCTACAGCAAGGTTTTATGCGAGTGTGTGTATATATGTGGGAAATTTAATCGAACTTTACCCAGGTCCAGTCCATGCCCTGTACTGGAGTTAGTCCTATATGGCTGCGGGGAATGAAGTAGAGATCCGTGTCTATACGCATTTGGTCCACTAGGTTTGCTATACAACTGTCCACGGCCACTATGGCTTGGGCTCCCTCTAGTATTTTTAGCCAATTGAATATGCTGGGAGTCTCCCCTTCTGTTATGTATATGGTCTGCCAGTCGTCGGGGATTGTGGAGGGGTCAAATTCTGCTCGATGGTCACTGCCCTCCAAGTGTACTACTGCGTAAAGGGGATTCTTGACCAGGCGGTTGTAGAGCTCTTGTTCTTTATCAGTCGCCCGGGTGATGGCGTCTGCTAGGCACCATTTCTTCAGGAAGGGCACACTGGCCCGTATGTACTTGTACTGGTCGAACTTGGTGTGCTGGAAGTAAAGTTCTTCGTGGAAGCGGTAGGAGGTGAGTGCTTGGTACAGGGGCAGGTGTTCTTTTACTCCCGCTTGGTTCAATAGCTGTTCCGGGGTTCGGTAGAAGTAGTTGCCCGTCGTGTCAGTGGCTACTGGTATCCACTGCACCCAGGGCACATGTTGCTCAAAGTGGGGTATGAACTCTTCACATATGGGCCACGAGATGTCATAGCCCTCTTGGTGGTAGTGGTGGGCTATGGGCAGGGCTATCACTATGTCGCCCAGCCCCCGGCTCTGTATGATGCCCAGGGCGTTCGTCTTGTTCTTGCTCATGTGCTTGCTCATATTAGAAATAGCTACCCCGTGGGTGATTGGGGAAGTAGCACTCGTTGCGTTCCAAGGGCAGATCTCGTCGTGCTTCGCACAGCCATGAGGTGCCCAAGCCAATGGCTAAACTCAGTGCCACACTTTGGTTACCGATGAACTGTTCGGCACCGGCGATGACCTCTGCTAGGTCCAGTAGTGTGGGGGTCTCTAGGTGTGGTAGGTCCCAGCCAGTAAACTCCCGGAAGGCCTCGTACTCTGCGGGCAGGCCCACGAACACGCTCTGTTGGTCCGCACCCTCACTCAGCCATTGATCCCATACATCCCGACTAGAGGGGTCGCACCAACGTGCCGTGCGGTTGACAACTAGGTTGCGGGCGCCCAAATCCCGGGGTCGGGCCACACGGAGCCAAGGGGTGTTTCTCAGCTCCTCCTGCACCCTTGTGTCCAGGATGCCGAACTCCCGTGCGTAGATGTCCACATAGTTGCCCGGGTGGTGAACAAATGTGGTGCGAAATCGGTCCAAGTTGTGGGTGATCTCCGTGGTCTTGGGGTCCAGGGCTTCAAAGCTGTGTATGTAGTCCTGATGTTCCATAAAGCTCTGCATGAACTCCCTATCTTGGTCAGTCATGCGCCCCCGGTGAAACTCCAGGGGCTTGCTGCCATAGTAGTGCTCGCCGATCCAGTCGATTTGGTTGAGGTGCAGGTAAAACTCCCCACCCCCGAAATGTCGCACTAGGGGTAGACTGTAGATGAGGTCTCCCATGGTGCCGCTGTGTTTGAATCTATTCATAAGGCGTTTTTCCTTTTCTTTCTGTGCGTATTTATTGGAGACCTGTAGACCCCGAAAAATACTGCACAAGACTAACATAAATATAGCAAACGACCAACTATCCTACTATATGACTTTTCCAGTTTCCACCGGTACTAGCATTACTGCTCTCCAATACAACACACTCCATAACTCTGTGAATAACGTACTGGGGTTGGGTGAAAACGGCTATGGGCTGGCAATCCTGCTCAGTGCGCCCATTACTAATCAAAACAAACTCACTGCCCAAGCGTGGGACAATCTTCGAACCGATATCGATATTGCCTACAGGCACATCACGAACGCACCTAGTACAATCCCGGCAATTGTTACCGGTACTACAGTAGTCACAGCGGCTATTATAAACAAGTTCTGGGAAGCAGTGGAGTTTATTGACGAAAACAGACTCACCTGCCACCCCCAGCAGTACTTCAAGGACCCTGCTACTGGCGCCACTGTGAACACCGAAGGGGGTGTGAGCAGTAGAACTGCCGGGTGGGGTTTGCCACCGGACCCCACTAGCATTACCCATGAGGTCAATGTGGTTTGGGCATCACCGGCCATAAGATCATACTTCTTCAACTCCGGTGGTATACTGGAATGGAAACCCTATCACACTAACGCACCCATGACCCCCGGAGCCACCCTCAATGACTTGGATACCGAGTGGGCATCCTTTATCAATTATGTTCAAGCACAGGGTGGTTGGGATTATGGTAGTGAGACCTATAGGGACTGGGATACCACATCGACCACGTACACCAGTGGAACCCTGCGCATTAGCATCACTGCCAGTCAGGAAACAGAAACGAACATACGATTTGTCTGCACGTTCACTAATGCAGAAACACCACAACTGATAGTAACACCGAGCGGTGAGTACTATAACATTCTCTATTAAGCACTATGGCGTCTAAAACATTCAAACTGCAAAACCTTTCGTCGGGGCCTGCCGAAGTAACCAGCATAAACTTTACCACGCCATCGGGAGTGCAGCACTCTGCAAACTTGAGCAATTTCGGGGGCAATTTAACTGGCAAGACCAACTTTACTGGTTCCGATGGCGCGTTTGTAGTAACCAAAAACTACATACGAGACACCAAACCCCAATCAGTTCAATTTCAGAGTTATTCGGAGTACCCTACCGCCACTGCTAACTTTGCAAGTTATAACACAGTCACTAACATGCTTTCGATTACTAATGCATCGGGAGAAATTGGATCCGGATGGACTGTAACAGGCGCCGGCGGCGCTTTCAATGGCACCCAAACTGTTTTATCTGCATCGCCGGGTAGCGTAAAGCTCAGTCAAGGACCGTTGACTACCGTTGTGGGTACTCCTATATTGACTTTTACTGGACCTAACCCCATAAGACAGCTAACAGTTAATAGAAATGATCGAATACTAGCAGGATGGGTTGCAAGTTCAGTTCCTACCGGATTTACTAGTGGGCAAACTGTGTCTAGGATAATTCCTACCGGCGATCCAGCAGTCACCGTAATTGAAATGAGTGCCAATCCCGACAGCCCACTCACTGCCGGGCAATCTATAACTTTTTCTGCACCCGGTGGCGCAATAGAACTGTATGTAGATGACACCGCTGGTATAATACCAGGGTTCAAAGTAACAGGAAACGGGTACACTGGAGATCAAAGAGTCGAGCTCATTTACTTAGATCCGCCTAGGCTAATAATCAGTGCCCACCCTCCTGGCAATCCTGTATATCCAGGATCTGTGTCGTTCGTTGATGACGGCCCTATAAGTATTATACCAGCAGGATCATCAGTGGACTTCACTATCGATTATACTCAAACGCTTAATACCCCCGCAACAGTCACTGCTACTATGGTCATTAGCGCAAACCTGTTGGGCGAATCAGTTATAAAAACTATCAAGAATACTGTTGCCGTTTCGCAAGCGCCAGTTGAAAACCCAAATACGGATTTTACACCTGGTGGCGGATCGGGAGAAACTGCACCGGGGACGGTAACGGACAGCGGTGGCAGCAGCAGTGGAAGTAATTGGAATTGGATACCTTTGGCTGTGTTTATTTTTACAGGTTGGTTTTGGTAAGATATTATGGCAACATCATTTAACGTTAATCTTGGAATTGAAAGTCGATTGGGGTTTAAGAGGCCCAGTGGTGCAGTAGAAGCTCCTTTGCCTGTAATGCAAACTACTCGAACTCTAAATGGAGAAACTTTTGCAGATACTGGTATATCGGCACAGACAAAGATTTTGTTCATAAGCGATATTGGCATATATGATGGTATTCGTACTGGTACTACTAGCTCCGTGCAACCAGTAACATTGACCAACTACGGTAATACTGAAGTACTCATCACTGCCACATATCTTAGTGCAAACGGTGCTAGCCCCATACTGATATTAGACCCAGAAGGTGCAGGAACGAGTGTACCATTGGAATCGGGCGCTGGCAACTTTAGATATGGTTACTATTCTCCAATATCAGTACCTCCTAGCGGATCGACTACTCTTGGTTTATCATACAGGGGAGATCAAGAAGGTGAATGGTCTAATGGTATTATATTTCTTGCAAACACTGATCTAGGAATCTATAAAAGCACCACTCGACAAATAGTTGGTAATATATATGAGTTTGATCTGGACCCCAAGGAAGTGTCATATACCTTCAGCGATTTTGAAGCACCATTCATTCAAGAATTTACTGTTACTCCCTATCAAGGAGTAACTGATGAACTCGAAGTCACTATCGGGGAAACTGCTGCATCTGCATTCGCCGTTGTCAGTAAATCTACATCCTCATTCTCCATTGGGTTCAATCCTAGACTTATTGGAAACGTAAATGGCGTATACACTGCAACAATATCGGTACTGGCAAGAAGCGGTGAGTTCACTGATTCTGAGACTGCCACACTCACTGTTACTGTTGATATAACACCAGATGCCTATCGACCTATATCCCAAACATCCTATTGGAGGAGTGCAGGGTCATTTGATAATAGTGTTGTCGGAGTAAGTTACGATAAAATAGGTGGAAGAAAGACTATAACAATCGGAGTGGGTACCGGCGGCAACGGAGTTCCTGAATTTGCAAACGGGGGCAAGGCTTATGCCGATGTATCTAGTATAGGTAGATATGGTGCAACTGCTCAAATACCCTACCCTGGTTGGGCCAATGTCTACAGAATTCCAGTCAATGCAGACGGTGATACAACACCTAGAACCTACTACTCTAAAGACTATCAAGTCAAAAACGCCGGCGTGGATTACGGATCTTATTTCGGTGATTACGAGTCCGAAGGTTCTATGTTCATAATCTATGATGATGGTGAAGGAAATATTAGAGTCGAGCTAACTCGACTTAGAGCATTATCTGGAAACGAGTCCATAGACCGAACACTAAAGAATTTAACTAGAGCACTGCATTACTATTCCGCAGTTGACTCTCCTAGTAGATATCCCGATAATGCCAGGGGAAATTTAGACCCATCTCCGACAAATGCATTTGGTGACTTTACGAGCGATGGGCTGTATACTCATCTGTTCTTAGGGTTCCTAAAGAATGGAAGAGTAGTCTCGTCAATAGTAGATTTACCAAAATCTATTTAAGAATTACCAAAATTAGTTGGTTTTTATCCAATTTGGCAGTATAATCTGTCAAAGTTGTATAATTATTCTTACAACTCTTAAAAAAGGAGGGCATACCAATGTCTAAACTACTTAACAAAGTAGCTAACACAGTAATAGGCCTGATGTTTTTATCTGGTGGCGTGGCGGCTGCAGGAACGGATATTAGCAACAGCACAGCAGCACAGGTCAATAATTACTCAGAATCGAAAAACAGTTCGATAAATTATAGTCCTGCAGATCCGAAAGAACTACTGTGTCTAGCTCGTAATATTTTTTATGAATCAGCTAGCGAACCTGAAGAAGGTAAAATTGCAGTAGGTGTCGTGACTCTAAACAGGGTGGATGATCCAAGATTCCCTAAGACAGTTTGCGAGGTTGTCAAACAAAAGACCCTCGTTGTTCGAACGGTTAGCGTGGAAAACAAACAAGTAAATGTCAAGAGAATGATTTGCCAGTTCAGCTGGGTTTGTGAGATCACTAGGCGTATCACTCAAACAGACGAAAGATGGATACAGAGTTTAGATATCGCAAGACGTTTGCTTGAAGGAGAACATGATGATCACAAGTCTTATCTAGGGAACATTTTATATTTTCATTCCGCACAAATAAATCCCATGTGGATAGGTTTGAAAAAGTCAATAAGAATTGGCAGTCATGTTTTTTATGTTGACCGGGCTCGGCATAAATAATGGCATGAGAGCACATGAGTTTATCACTGAATCAGCTGCCTGGCGTCGTAAAGAAGGAAAAAGCAAAACCGGAGGATTGAATGCCAAGGGTGTTGCTAGCTATCGAAGAGAAAATCCAGGCAGCAAGCTACAAATGGCTGTTACTACTCCACCTAGCAAACTTAAACCTGGCAGCAAGGCTGCAAAACGTAGAAAGAGTTTTTGTGCTAGGATGAGTGGTGTCGAAGGTCCTATGGAAAAAGATGGCAAGCCGACTCGTAAAGCTCTTGCGCTAAGAAAGTGGAATTGCGAATGAGGATTAATGAAATTCTAAGTGAAAGAAAACTTTCTCCACCGACAGCCAGTCAGTGTGCAGTCAAAGTTTTGTCAAACGTAAGACGTGCTCAATGTGTTGCAAGAGGTCTTAGAGCACACGACAGTAACCACACCGATGGCACAGGTAAACAAGGTGTTGACGGAAGCGGGAAGTCGCTAAAAGGAAGAAAAGTTAAGAGTGAGAAGTACGGTGGAGTGGTCAAAGACTACACCGCAAAATCTCGTGGACGTTAATCTTCGTTCTTTCTAAAAGTTTCTACAGCTTTTTCTAATAACTCAAAATGATCAAGGTCTGCGTATTGGTCGTCTAATTCGTAGATCTTGTCTTCAGTACTAGTCGCTTCCCACTCTTCTACACCAATCATTTCCATTAGCTCTGTAAATGAGATCGGTTCTCCTCTCATCTGACTTACCCAAACACAGGTTAAGAAGCTACACATAAAGACGACTCGATCATCGTCTATACCAAATTCATCACACCAATCTCTAGTTTTGGCAAGATAATAGTCGATATCTTCAATCCTGTTTTCCAATTGGATAATCCATTCTTTCGTATCGTCTCTGGACCAGTACTTCATATTTGTGTCCTCCCAAACTATTTATGGTTAAGGCATTGACACTGCCAGCAGAGTACTGTATAATAATCTTATAAAGACATTTAGGACACCAAATGACTACACCTTGCGATGCAGTAATTCGTAGCCTCGAAGAACACTCTAGTCGGCTAAACAAAGAGGCAATCATTGAAGCCGAGAAGGACAATGCGGAATTGTTCGAAGGCTTTAATCTTGCACTCAGTCCCTTTATTACCTTTGGTGTAAAGAAGGTACCGACACATTCTGGTCCTGATGGACAAGGACTTCCCTGGGCTGCATTTACACACTTGTGTGAACTCCTGCGAACTCGCCAACTGACTGGTGATGCTGCCCGACAGGCGATTGAACTCTCACTATCGGCTAGTACACAGCGGCAATGGAACGATTGGTACCGACGGATCCTTATTAAGGACTTGCGCTGCGGTGTGAGTGAAAAAACAATTAACAAAATTGTTAAAGGTGCGGTCCCGTTGTTTGAGTGCATGTTGGCTCATGATGGCGCTGGTCACGAAAGTAAGATTGTTGGCAAAAAGTTGCTTGAGCCCAAACTCGACGGTGTTAGGGCAATTTTGATTATTGATGCAGACTCCCAAACTGCTACCATTTACAGCCGTAACGGCAAAGTGCTTGAAAACTTCGGTCATATTACTTCTGCTGTAGAAGCTAATATGGAGTTGTTTGATCGTAGCATAGTCATCGATGGGGAAGTAGTCAGCAAGTCGTTCCAAGACCTGATGAAACAGGTTCATAGAAAGAGCGATGCAGATGCTAGCGATGCAAGATTGATGGCATTTGATATCGTACCCCTCAGTGAGTTCCGTAAAGGTAAGAGTGTCCTGGGGCAGCGCCGCAGGAGCAACCTCCTGAGGAGCATGAAACCAGTTCTGGATAAAATTGGCAGCATCGACATCATCCCGCAAAAGGAAGTAGATTTGAGCACCGAGCAAGGACGCCAGGAGTTCAAACAGTACAACAAGGAAGCAATTGATGCAGGCTTTGAAGGTATCATGATCAAAGATGTTGATGCACCTTATGTATGCAAGCGCCATGTGGCATGGCTAAAACAAAAGCCGTTTATTGAAGTAAGTTTGACTATTGTGGGCGTTGAGCCCGGAACAGGGAAAAATGAAGGTAAGATGGGTGCAGTCATTTGCGAAGGCGAAGACGATGGCAAATTCATTAGAGTCAATGTTGGGTCTGGTTGGACAGACGCTCAAAGAGCCGAAATTGACGATTCAGTCATTGGCCAGATCCTGGAAGTCCGAGCAGATGCGATCACTAGGAGCCAAGATAGTGAGGACGTATACAGTCTACGGTTCCCACGGGCACTTCGATTCCGCGGCTTTGCGGCAGGTGAGAAAATATAAGATGGACAAACTAGCAGTAAAAGAATTAATCTACGGCGGTATCAACGAACTGGTACATAACGACAAGTTTTACAGGCATAGCTCTGTGGGACCCGAGTACTGTCGATTCACAGATGCGGGGAAAGTTGCCCTCGAGGAATTTATGGCCCAAATGGCAGTAAATATGTATAAGGCAGAATCAGCCGATCTCGATAAACGAGCAAAGGAGATGGTTATTAATGGACTTAAAGGAGAAAGAGTTTAATCGTGGCTAAGGAAGATGTCATTAGTTTAGAAGGAAAAATAGAAGAAGTACTACCCAACGCAATGTTTCGGGTAAAATTACTAGAACAAAATACTACTGTTCTAGGTCACATTTCAGGGAAGATGCGGCAAAATCGTATTCAAATCTTGGCGGGGGATTTGGTTCAAGTGGAAATGAGCCCATACGATTTAACAAAGTGCCGAATTGTCTATCGCACTAAATGATAGATTCAAAGAACCCGCTAGACGAAGAATATGCAGAAATTCTAGAGGCTAAGAGGAAACGCAACGAGCATTGGCTGCGTATGCGTAGGGCAAAAGCATACTGGGAGATGTTGTATGGCCCTGATGATATCAGCAAATTTTGGCCTTGGTTGGATCGAGAATTTGGTCTTAAGCCAGAACAAGACTCTTACGGTAATATTATCGAAGGTTACGTTATAACAGATGAGAAGAAATACACTATTTTTCTTCTAAAGTTTAGCCAATAAAAAAGCCCCTTACGGGGCTTTTCTTATTCCAAGTAGTTTGCCCAAGCTGGGTGTTGCAAGTCCCACTTCATCTTCTTTCTCTTGTCAACCAATTGAAAGTATGTAGGCTTGAACGGCTTAACTCTTGGGACAATCTTCTTGTCGTTACCTTTATTGGCATTACAAGTTGCGCAGGCGCATACGGTGTTTTCGAACGTAGTCTTTCCACCGTGACTAACTGGCAACACGTGGTCCAAAGTGGCAGTTTTTCTAGTCACTTCATCACCGCAGTATTGGCAAACGTACCCGTCTCGTAAGAATACATTATGTTTAGAATAGCGAATTGAAGTTTTTCTCTTTTCGTATTCTTTTAGAATCATAACAGAGGGCACTTGGGTTTCCCAGTTTGCACTGTGAACGACCCAATCTTCGTAGAATTCCAATACGGTGGCTTTTTCCAAAACCATGTACTTAATGGAATCTTCCCATGTAATTATGCTTAACGGCAACCAAGAAACGGGTGCACCGTCAGCGTTTAATAATAATGTTGACATTTTTAACTTTCAAAGGTTATTGTGACCCGAAGTATTTATTATAGCAGAAATTACCGTAAAGAGCAACTAAATAACCATATGAACTACTCAACTTTAATACATTCTGGCATTGTTAACCCTCCTAAAACAGTGACCGAAACTCAAGATCCAGTCGATACAGTAACTATGGATGTTCCTTTACTAACTCGATTGCTGGAGCTAGCTCGAGAAAATATTAAATCAGATGAAGATCTGCACGTTGTTCTTAGTCGAATATTAGAGTTAAAAAATAAAGATGTATTGACTATGAATGACTATACGCAGATTGCAGGTCCCGAGCAAACAGAGCTAGAATCTATTAAAAAACTTGCGGGAATTGGTCAATGACTATTCAATTTATTAACACTGGTAGCAGTGCAAATTCTGGTGACGGCGACACGTTAAGAGTTGCATTTACGAAAATCAATAAAAATTTCGAAGGCCTTATATCTATACTGGGATCGAGTTCTACAGACTTTGTAGAAATTTCTCAAGATGTAATAAGTTCTATGATAGTCCACGATAGACATGTTGGTCTGTCTTCGCATTACGATGATCTCGAAAACGTTGTTGAGTTTACGGTAAATCCGGAAGTTTTTCAAACAGACGAGCAGGTTTTAGAAATTGACGGAGGGACGTCAATAACAAAATATCCTGTTCCTAAATTAACAAACACCAAGTCCCTGGATGCTGGCGGCTCGATAGCAGTATATAGTGCAACCAGGGGGCTAAATATTGACGGAGGTGCTTCCGCTACTTCTTTCGATACATTAATAGTTGACGGAGGCAATGCATAAAAATGGCAAACAAGATTCAATTAAGAAGAGATTTATCAAGTAACTGGAACAATTCTAATCCAGTGTTAGACCAGGGCGAGTTAGGTGTCGAACTTGATACAAATAAAGTTAAAATTGGTAACGGCGTCGATCAGTGGACAGATTTAGAATACCTAAAGGGTGATGTAAGTACTATCCAAGGACCTACTGGTGCTGCTGGAGAAATGGGACCTACTGGGCCTGCTGGAGAAATGGGACCTACTGGTGCTGCTGGTACAGCTAATACTGGGGATGTTACATTCGACGGTGTTAAGGTCATTGGTGCTGGTACCGCATCGGGAGACGGCGCAGGCTATTCTACCCTAGAACTTGTACCAGACAACAATCTTTACGGAAACAATCAGTATCTAGTTATTGATCCAACAGCACCTAGCCACATTCACATCCGTGCTGGGGGAACACAAGACGCTAGTATGGCAGATCTATTCCTTGGCGGCGAGAAGAATCACGTTAGAGTATCTGACGCTAGTGGAGTCTACTTAAAGAACGAACGAACAAACAGTAATTATTATTTTTATGCTGATCCTACAGATTTTAATAGCGGTACTTGGTTTACAGATGGTGTTGCTAATTATGTACAATACACTGTTCCTACCAATCCAGAACTTGGATTAAGAGCTTTTGAATTTGGGAATAATCCTCTAGATAGATTATATGCCAACGACGGAACAAATTATTACACACTAACCAGTGCCGGAAGTATAACAAACTTAGGCGGTGGTACGTGGAAAATACAGGTAACAGAAGTACCACCAACAAGCCCTGTAACATTAACTAATATAAACTTTGAAATCTTTAGCATTGTTATTAACGAGATGTACCTTGCCAACAATGACTTTAGAGTAGATGTTACAGATGACGTTAGGATTATTGGTAGCGATTTAGTTAGACTAATCAATAACTCTGCAACGTCACCTGTTGAAATTATTGCAGATGATAACAATACTTCTCGTACTTGGGCATTCGGTGTAGATGGTACATTGACATTCCCAGACGGGACCATTCAAACGACTGCATTTACATCGGGCATCGTAGGACCTACTGGACCACAAGGGGAAATTGGACCTACTGGACCTGCTGGTGCTACAGGACCTTCAATGACTATCCCTGGACCATATGCTGATGATAGCGCGGCTGCATCTGCAGGTGTTGCTATCGGTAGTACGTACTATCAAACTAGTGGGCAAGTATTTGTACGACTAACATAATTTCATCAACTATTGTATTATGAAAGCAACTGAAATTATTAGAGGAGTACTCGATTTAATTGATCAAGTAGAATGTGCCCAGCAAGAGAATCCTGTAGATGTTATAGGAGGTGAGTTTGCCCAATTGTTTGCGCAGATGACGGCAACGCCTCCACAAGGGTATGACAACAGTCCAGAACCACATGTGCAGGATATTCACAGCGTAACTACTAACGCAGGCGGCGGATTAAATGGCCCAAAGAACCCAGCAGACATTAGATCAGATAGCGTTAGTATGTACCCTGCATATCAGGCGGAGAGGAAATAATGTCGTTGAACGGTATTGCACAATTACCAACTAAAGAACTTAGACAGAAAGCTAAACTTGATTTAGCTTCTGCTAAAAGAGCTGCGGACGGATATGCCAGATCAACTTACGATATTACACAACTCCCTACTCAGTACAATGATAACGGTATCATTAATAATCCAAATATTGGGGGATTAGTACAAGGACGACCTTGGATCACTACTGCGACATTTACATTCTATGAAGCATTTGGTACAACTAGTGCTATCTCGACTACACAGTATGCAAGTGGTAACAAAATCTATGCTGAATCTTCAACTTATGATGTTCCTAACTTTCAACCTGCTCGAGTTGTAGTAAATGATATTCAAGTTGTAAACACAGAATTACGAGGTCACACTCTAGTGGTATTAGATTCGTACGGTGATGTTGTTACACCTGCTACACAATATGATACCTACCTGTCCCCCAATGCGCAGGCATTAGCTGCGCTAGCATCGGCATTGAACAATGTAGCCTCGGGCAATATTGTAGTGTTAGTATCATATGATGCCAGTGCGCTGGATGCTGGAGTTCGTTCGGCAATCAATACAGGATACGGTTCAACTAACAGTACTACTTGGACATCAGAAAGGCGCAGCCATATCTTTATAGGTATCAAAGCATAATGCCTGTTGATCGTTATCAGACTCTAACAAACTATCGTCATCCACAAGATAGTAATCTGTTGGATGTACATCGCGCTATGGAGTACAACACTCTGGGCCAGCCAGTTTTACGCACAACGTCTGGCGCATCTCCTACAAGTAACGACGGCTTTGGTAGATTGAGAATTAGTCAACCATTTACACTATTTGACAGCTTTCACCGTTATCAAGACAATGGCCGTATTAGCATGTCTATTGCTGGCGCGGCAACTAGCATACACGATCCTAACTCTAGCAGCATCCTAAATACTGTAACTGGGCAACAAGGCGATCATGTTTATAGAGAAAGTAGTCGCGTGTTTGCGTATCAGCCTGGAAAGAGTTTACAAATTTTACAAACTTTTTGTATGGCAGAACCGCAAGCGGGGCTCCGTCAACGCTATGGATTTTTTGATACATCTAACGGTATCTATTTAGAACAAGATGACGGTGTTTATTATTTTGTACGCAGATCAACTAGTACAGGTCAAATAGTCAATTTCAGAGTCCCGCAGTCAGACTGGAACGTGGACTCATTAGATAGTACGGGCACTTCTACTAAAACACTAGATCTAACTCGAGCACAGATCATGTTTATTGATATTGAGTGGCTAGGGGTGGGTAGTGTTCGTTGCGGGTTTGTTATAGATGGTGAGTTTGTGTTAGCACACATATTCCATCATGCTAATAATGTGACAACAACTTATATGGGGACTGCCTGCTTGCCTGTGAGAGCAGAAATAGAGAATACAGCCACTAACAATGTTGCTAGCAGTCTACGTATAATCTGTACTTCTGTTGTGTCTGAGGGTGGGTATGAGCTAAGGGGACGCCCACGAGCAGTTGGCCATATGCTTTCAGCTCCTTACAGAATGGCTACCCCTGGAACTATATATCCATTGTTGAGCATTAGATTAAAAGCCAATAGACTTGGCGCCGTTGTCATACCACAAGATTACAGTGTAGCAGTTACAGCAGCATCAAATTTTAGATTTTTGATAATTGACAAAGCAATAACATCTGGTGGAACTTGGGTGTCGGCAGGCACTGACAGTTCGGTCGAGTATAATCTTACAGCAACTGGATATTCTAACGGCACAGTTGTTGAAGAAGGCTATATAATAGCAAGTAATCAAGCAGCGTCAACGCCAAGTTTACAAACTATCCCATTCCGATATCAATTGGAAAGAAACACATTTACCAATACGGCATACGAGTTTGTTATAGCCTGTGTAAGTACAGGAAACAACCAGGACGTATTTGCCTCTGTACAGTGGCAGGAAATAACATGACCTATAGAAAATATATCAATATTATAGAAGCAGCAAATGAAGGATGTCCTATCCCTACATTTGACATCGGCATCAATTTAGAGAACCGAAAGAAAGCTATAGACGAGTACATGTATGGACCACTCGATCCCAATGAGCCCAATGAAGAGTTTTGGCAAAAGATTGCTGATGAGTGGAATATGGACGACATTGAGCAGGCGAAGTCTGCTAGATGTGGTAACTGTGCTGCGTTTGATGTCACAAGCAAGATGCAAGAATGTATTGCTAAGGGCATTGGCAGCGAACCCGGATCTGACGCACATGACACAGTTGATGCTGGTACATTGGGTTATTGTAAGTTCTTAAAATTCAAATGTGCCGCAAAGCGTACCTGTTCGGCATGGGTTGAAGGTGGCCCAATAACAGATAAGGCATAACATGAGAGCGATTGAGTTCATTGTCGAAAACTTTGCTGATGGCAAGAATCCCGGTCGTAAAGGGCTAGCCAAGCGTATGGGTGTAAACTGTAAACAACCGGTTACCAAACTAAGAAAGATTGCCAAGAACTCAACAGGCGAACGACAACGAATGGCACACTGGTGTGCTAATATGAAATCAGGTAAAAAATAAAGGAAATATATGAAAAAATTTTTAATAGCAATGCTAATGATTCCAGCACTTGCATTCGCACAAAAGCAACCACAAGGCGTAACATATGACGCACAGATACTTCGCGTAAGTGACGGCGATACAGTCGTTATCTCGGCACCGTTCTTACCTGCTCCTCTAAAGCCTGAACTTGCTGTTCGTGTTTATGGAGTTGATACTCCTGAAAAAGGATTCCGTGCCAAGTGCCCACAAGAAGATCAGCGTGGACAAGCAGCATCTGCATTTACAAAGCAAGCAGTTTCTCAAGCACAGCAAAGACAAGTAGTCCTTTACGCTTGGGACAAGTTTGGCGGTCGTGTACTAGGAGACATTATTCTTAACGGTCAGAGCTTGCGCAGTATGCTAATTGCTAATGGTTTCGCTAGGGAGTATTATGGCGAAGCAAAGACTAGCTGGTGTAACTAACCCACCTTAGGGCCGTTAGTCGCTACGGTAAAAGGCGTCCGCGAAATTTCACTGCACCGCGTAGTGTGCCGGGAGATAAAGTAACTCCCACTAAATACAATCATGAGAGCACGGCAGTTTATTATTGAAAGCGCAGATCGAGACAACAAGAAGTTTGTAGAAATGTTTTCTAAATTTCTACCTCTTGCGATGGAACACTTGCGACTAGATAGATTGCCTAAAATTGTGTTTCAAAAAAACATAGATCACGCAGGACAACCTACATTTGGCATGTATGTAAATGGAGAGCATATACTATACGTTGCTCTTGCAAATCGTCATCCTAATGATATACTTAGAACTGTGGCTCACGAATTGCAGCACTTCAAGCAGGATATTGAAGATCAGTTAAATGACTACAGCGGTGAAACGGGTAGTTCAGAAGAAAATGAAGCAAACGCAATGGCAGGTATTGTTATGCGGCACTTTAACAAACGGTATCCTGAATACCTAACAGTGAAGCCTATATTAATGTAATCATAAGAAAAGGACCCGAAGGTCCTTTTCTATTCTACTATATTTTGGCTACGCCCAATATTATAATTCTTATATAATTACTTTGCTTTATTGACGAAGTTATACATCTTTTCAGCAGTTTCGAGAACTTTATCAAGTCCGGGAAACTCAGGCATACCAACCTTAGTAACGATCTGACCAGTCTTCTCGTCACGTTCGGCAGTCATTTCCCAACCAGCAAATTTAACTTGATAATCTTGTTGAACAAGATCTTTAGCCATTGCTAAGATGTCAGTGCGGATTTCGTATCCGTTCTTATTGAATTTAACTTCGGGAATTTTTGGAGTAAACTCGCTCATTATATTTTACTCCTTACTTGGTTTTGAAAAAGCTAGCAACATCGAACTTTGTCAGTTCTGAAATTAATTTTGCATTAACTTCTGTAGTCGATTTGACTGCTGCCTTGGTATATGCAGACTGCGCATCAACAAAATCATTTAATGCTTTCTTAACCCCATCGTGTTGGACGAAAGTGTTGACAAACTGTTTCTTACCATTTTGAACAGTATCGATAAAGTCTTCTGTGTTAAACATATTATTCTCCTTGTGTCTATGTTTGTGTGTATGCAGCACCCTGCTGCCATGTATTTATTGTAAAGATATGTCACCTGGAAATCAATGGAAATGCCATTTTATTGGCAAAATTTCTTTGAATTTTCCCCAAGTGATCTAACACTGCAAGGTTAGATTCCAACATTTCATGCATCACGCTTGCAGGTGTAGGGTTGGGAATACTGATATTGGCTAGGGTTTCCCCGCCATCGTTTATCAAAACCCCATGTTTGCTCGCTAACTTTTTGATAGCAGTATTGGTGCTTAAACAAACCATACAACCACCTTTAATACTGCGATTTTGGCACCACTCAATGCATCGCGCCATTAGGGCACTGCCCATGCCTTGCTTACGGTAGTCTCGTAGAACACTGAAAGCAAGTTCAGTTTCTCCGCCTTCTAGAGCTATGTGTCCGGCAGCAATTACTTCTAAGTTTTCGTTTTCAATTACAAAGATTTTATGGTCATTGTAGTTGTTTTCGAACTTATCACAAAGTGTGTTGATTAATTCATCGCTGATCGGATACCCGAATCGTGTATATCTACTTTCTTCGTCTAAGGCAAGTAAATGTGTTCTATACTTGTGGTATTCTTGGGGTCTTAGCCTATATACCAAGTACATCAGTAGCCCCTGTACTGTACTTTTGCCTTAACTGCTTCTGCTCTGGCTTCACCGATAACTAGCAGGAAATTCCAAATTGTATCGAATATTTTTCTCATAGCATCCATCCCTTTGTGTTTTGTCTTTTGTCAAACTGGTTAGTCCAATATTCGACATCATAAGTTGTTTGTGGGTTCTTGGAAATGATATACGCTTCTAAATCAGAACCGTATGTTCCCGAGTCTTCTACTCGTTTGAATAGTTTAGTGAAGTATGCTGTAATCTGTGTTAGTAACATTGTGTGTCCTTTCTGTGCAGTAAAACTCATGGTTTCTACTGATACAGTATTTATATATATTAGTAGTTCTACTGATATAAAAATAGCCGTTGTTTTTGCCAAAATGTATGTTACAATAAGTTAGATACTAAATACCAAAAGGAAGTACTATTTTGAAAAGAGCTACTAAAAGTTTATTGGAAGAACTCAACTCGATATCACTGAATAAGAACAGTGAGGCAATAGTTGAGAGTCGGGCTACGCATGTTATTAATAGTGCAATTAACTTGTTGGCATCCATTAGGGAGAACTTTCCTGCAGAACAGGCTTACGAGTTAGAACGCCGCCTTCTAAACAGTATAAAATCCGGAGATCCGAGTAAATTTACCCGAGGTATTCGTAAGTTAAGAGACAATAAGGAAACTGCTAGGAATCTTAAGATCATAGAGGGCGATCTTAAAGACGATGATTAACCTAGTATTACTATAATTTTTTCTAAAAAGACTAAATAAAACTATAAAAGTTCCACAGGGGAACTTAAAATGATTAAGGAGACCATAAAATGGCTACATTAGTAAACAAAAACGAACAAGTTCTTGCACCTTTCTTCAAGAACGGTGTTACACTACAGTTCTTCAATATTGATTTCGGCGCAGACGTAAGCGCAATGCTAGATGCAGACACCACAAACGTCAACCCACGCAGCCCAGTCGCAGTTGCACTAGAGGCAATTGCTCAAGTCGTTTCTATCGAAGTTATCGGTACAGTTCAAAACAACGGCAACGGCGCTGGCAATGACCTACGTATTGGTGTTGCTGCAATCGGCGGTGCTTATGGAACTGACACATACGACGGAACCAACGCAGAAACACTCGCCAAGCATCTAACAGATCTAGTTGCTGCTGCTGGTACACACCAAGGTGTTAACCTAGCTGGTGCTGCTGTTACAGCATTCACCCTATAATTAATAGGTAAACAGACAAAGGCGTATTTTCATACGCCTTTTCTTTTGACATAAATATCTTTAATTATATAGGTACTTTATGCAAACTATTGAAATCAAAACACTCGTAGACATTACTGAGACAAACGTGATCAGACCAAATCAAGGTACACCGCTTGCACATAACCAGCAAAAGAACTTTATCACACTGAAGCAGTGTATAGAAATCAGATCAAACATGATATTTGATGGGGGGCCTATGGTAGAGGAGCGCGATGTAAAAGATATGGGCTTTGGATCAAAATACAAAGGCAAGCACCGCGTGTGGACATTTGTCTTTAGTCCTGAAAGAGACGGAGTATACCCAACTGTTAAAACACTTGCAGATGATATCGACCAAGTCCCCATTATTCAAAATTTAACCGAAACGATAAATATGGAGACGGCGATTTTTGAATTATCTGATGCAACTACTGCAAACACGATTATTAAGATAATTTAATGTCGATATCATACCGGAGAGATAAATGGCAACGTCCGATATTGAAAAAGAGAATTTAGAAGCACATGTGGAATTGTGTGCAGAGAGATATAAGCAGCTAGACACAAGACTTAGTGCAATCGAGTCAAAGGTCGGCAATCTGCAGAAGACCATCGAGGACAGTTATTCGAGTACCGTTAGAGTATTGATTGGATCTGCAGGCACAGTGATTGTTGGGGTTTTATCACTTATTGGTGTCATTGTAACGAAGTTGCCTTAATATGCGTATCAGCGAACTTTTGTCGGAACAGACACAACCAATCGGTACTGTCGGATCAACTGCCGGATCTCCCGGGCAAGTGCCATCAGTTAGTCAAACTCCGCCGGTTACTGCTGCCGATAAGAAATCAGATCCGGATCGAGAAAAGATTGCAAAACTCTTAATTCCCCAAGGCATCAAGGATCCTGCTGATTTGAATAATGCAACTGCTGCTATACAAAAGGCAATGCAAAATCCAAATCAGCTTAAACCTGATCAACAAGAGCTATTAGGCAAGCTCGTTAATCCTTTGCTAAAAAACCAGGCATTTGCGACAGCTATCAAACAAATTTCAACCCAAAAGCCAAAGATTGGTGCTGCCCCTGCATCGAACACAGATGCAGCATCATCGAAGTTTACCAATACCGGAGCAGCTATATGAAGATTTGCCAGCTTCTATCAGGCATCGGAATTGTCTTAACTAACGAAGAAAAGCAATTTATAGAAAAACATCGAGGTCGAGTTTCATTAGAAACCTTAGATGAGCACAATTTGTGGTTGGCCCAAAATCTTGTACGCAAGGGCATCTACGACATAAGTAAAGACAGTAACACTTTGATCAAGAAGATAGATGAACAGACTGCCCAATGATTTATATTACAAAATACAACAACTTGACAAATCAATAAAAAAGAAGCTGTGGAGCCAAGGTCTAGTTGTTCCAGTAAAAGAAAACGATGGCGCCGTTCG